ATCAGATTTTACCCTGGGGATCCCGACGCAAGACATCCGAGAACGGGAGAAAGGCCGATGATCGTAGACCTCAACGGACGCCACCGCCGGGGAGAAAAGGCGGTCTGGGAGCTGAAATATTTCCCGATCAGAGAAACAGACTGCCGGGAATTTGATATTCTGATCGTGGCCAGCCGGAGCGTCGAAGGGGCCGGGATCCGCACCTTCAGTATGGTAGACGGAACCCCCTCCCTCTGGAATCACGCCGGCCAGATTTTGGAAAAGGACGGGGAGCTCGTCGTGAGCGAAGCCAACTACCCGAAGCACGCCTACACCCCCCTCCGGGAATATTTTGCCAACCAGGAAAAGGGGAAGTGCCGATTCGCCGTTCTGAGGATCGACCCTGACATATGGGGGGAAGACCCATTCGAGGCGACGTGCATTGAGATAGCCGCCAAGACATATTGCAAGAAAGCCCACCTCGAGTGGTTCAAAGGACGCCGCTACACCGTCGGCCCCCTCATCCCGATGGCGGCTTTCAGTATGGCCCGAAACCTAACGCCATTTATCCGGGGAAGGTACGAGGCCATAAAGCCCGACGACTGGAAGCGGATATTCATCTGCTCGGTCATCGTAGACAACGGGTGGTACGCAGGACAAGTCCTGACCAGAAAGGACTGGTTCAGGTCGAGCCTGCATCCGACCGCCGCCAGCCCGGAAGACATCTGGAACTCACCCTACTGGAAATTTATCGGCGGATACGCCCCGGTGCGGATTCCCCTCAAGCCGGCGACCGGACCGCACCGGCCGAAGCGGACCCCGATACCCAGGAGGCCCGAGGCGGAGCGGTATTGGGACGGGGAGAAGTGGAAATTCAGAAAAAGGGGATAAGCGAAATGGCCAGAGTAAGCCAAAAGCGAATCGACAAGGGGTGCTATTGGGAGCAAGGGATCCAGCTCGTCTCGGGATGCACGAAGATCGGCCCGGGGTGTTTCAACTGCTGGGCCCAAGCCCTGGAGGACCGGTTCAGCGGCGGGGACCACAAGGTCCGGTTTCACCCGGACCGCCTCGAGCGGGTATTGCGGAGACAGAAGCCAACCACGTTTGCCATTTGGAACGACCTCTTCCACGAACAGGTGCAGACGGAATGGATCCATTACGCCCTGACCGTGATGGCGGCCGTACCCAGACACCGATACCTGGTCTGCACGAAAAGAACGGGGAGGATGAGAGAATACGACCGGACAGAATACCGGCTGGCCTCGACCTACCAATCGGAAAAGGGAGAACAGGTGATTTATTTCGGGACCACCGTCGAGCACCCGACCGAAACGTGGCGGGCGACCTACCTGAACCGGATCCCCGGGATCAAACGGTTTCTCAGCATCGAGCCCCTGCTGGCCCCGGTGCTGGTCCCGATAGAAGAGCCCTACTTGGGAGAACACGTCAAGCCAGACCAGGTCATCATCGGGGGGGAGAGTGGAGCGGAGGCCCGGGTGTGTAAGGCGAGCTGGATAAAGAAAACCCTCGAGGACGCCCGCCAATTCGGAATCCCGGTATTCTTAAAACAGCTAGGGCAGTATGACGGGGAACAAAGACACCCGACGAAGCGGAGCGATCCGCAGAGCATAACCGAAGCAATCGGGGAATGCCCCCGGGAGCTGATCTGGAAATAACGAAGGGAGGACAGAGCAAAATGATCGCAGATGACCAGAGACTGATAATCAACCCCAACCGGGAGATCCAGCCCCGGGACTCCATCACTATCAAGAACCGGCTCGAATTCCGGTGGAAGGACAGGGTGCGGATCCTCACCGGATCGACCGTCTATCTTGTGACCCAGGTGCGGACCCAGAACAAGGTCGGGACGGCCGTGGCGGAAACCCAGATGGCGGTAACAAAAAAATTCAAAAAGCCGGAGGCCCCCGCCGCCAATCCGACGAAAACCAAGGGAGCAACCAGATGACAATCGAAATCAGCCTGACCACGGTCTTTAACGTCGCCCGGAACGTCTTCGCCCTCGGGGGATTGGTGACCTTCATCTTCCTCGCCCGAGCCTTCATCGGCGGATACATCCGAGCACACCGGAAGAGCAAGGCGAAAGCCAAAAAGAAACCCAACGCCGCCCGGATCCAAACCCATCCAGCCAGGGGGAAAAAGTGAAAATCATCGAAGTCCCCATTCAAGACATCGCCAACTGGAAGGACAACCCCCGGAGCATCGAGAAAGAAGACCTCGACCGGCTATCCTTCCAGATCAAGCGGCTCGGGGTATACAAGCCCCTGCTGGTAACCAAGGCCCTCCCCACAGACCACGTCGGCAGTAGCGAATGGATCGCCCTCGGAGGAAATATGCGGCTCCGGGCATTCGCCAAAATGGGATTCAAGAAAGTCACCGTCTCGGTGGTGGAGGCCGACACCCAGCCCCAGCGGATCGAGTATTCCCTGAGCGATAACGACCGTGCCGGGAACTACGACCAGGAGCTCCTGAGCAAGCTGATCGTGCCCTGGAAGGACCAGATCGATATGGGGATGTTCGCCGTCGACCTCGGAGCCGTAACCAAGCTCGACGGACTGATCGAAGAGATCCTCGCCGAGGAGCAACCCGGGAAAGACGATATCGTCCCGGAGGTAGCCGAAGAGCCCATCGCCCGGACCGGCGACCTTTACCTCCTGGGCCCCCACCGCCTCCTCTGCGGGGACGCCACGGATCCGGCCGCCGTGAAGCGGCTGATGGACGGGGAAAAGGCCGGGATGATTTACACCGATCCGCCATACGGAGTCAGCTACCGGGGAACCAACAACCCCGACGGAAGGCCCTGGGGAGTGATGAAGGGAGATGAGCTTCGGGGGGACGCCCTCTACGGGCTCCTTTACCCAGCCTTCCAGAACGCCGCCGCCCACAGCACCCCGGCCCCGGCCGTTTACGTCTGGCACGCCTCCGCCACCCAGATCATCTTTGAAATGGCCCTGAACCAGGCCGGATTCGAAGTCAAGGAACAGCTCATCTGGAACAAGGGGATGGTGCTCGGCCATAGCGATTACCATTGGGCTCACGAACCGTGCTTTTACGCCCGGAAGATCGGCGAGAACAATTACTGGTACGGGGACCGGAGCCAGAAGACCATCTTGCGAAAGGAAAACCCAGCCCTCGACCGGTTCAAAAAGGAAGAGCTGATCCTGATGATCGAGGCGATGCGGGAGGGGTCCACCACGTGGGAAGTCCGCCGGGACAGCATCGTCAGCTACGTCCACCCGACCCAGAAGCCGGTCGACCTCGCCGCCCGGGCCCTCCTCAATACCAGCCTCCCGGGGATAGCCGTGCTCGACCTCTTCGTCGGGAGCGGGACCACCATCATCGCCTGCGAGAAATTCAACCGGAAAGCGTATGCGATGGAGAAAGACCACCATTACACCGACGTCGTGATCCGCCGGTACCTCGACTATACCCAGGGCCGCCAGCCCGTCTTCCTGCTTAACCCCTACGGGACAAAGATCCCCTACGAGGACGTGGTCGCCGCCCGGGAGGACGCCGCCGACCCCGGGAAGGAACCGGCCGGCCCGGAAACGGCGGAGGGGGAGGACGCCCAGGCAGGGGCCCTCGAGAAATAACAGCCTATGACACCGAACATCCCAGAACAACCGATCGGAATGGACCTCCCGGACTTCTCGGTCGACCTCGGGGGAGGGGAGTCCATCGAGAAAGACAAGGTGCTCGACTCCCGCCAGCTCAAGCGGAAGGCCAGCCGGGTATACCTCCAATTCATCGAGAAGAAGAAGACCTTCGACCAAGCGGTCCGGGCCTTCCCCGGGAAGGGGGAATACCTCCACGTGGTGAACAACCACAAGTACGACTTTTATACCATCCTGCCCGTCGCCATAGACCGGCTCGGGACGCTCGACGAAGTCTACATCTCGACCTGGACAATGAACAGGAACAACGTGGTCGACCTTTTTCAGCAATTCGACTCCGGGAAGATAAAGCGGATGACCGTGCTGACCGGCCTCTACTTTAAGCGGAGGGAGACGGCCGTCTATTCGTACCTCGTCTCCGGGCTCAAGCGGAGGGGACAGCGGTACGTGGCCTTCAAAAACCATTGCAAGATCCTGCTGGCTTCGACAGACACCACCCACCTCGTCATCGAGGGGAGTGCGAATTTCACGGCCAACCCCAGGATGGAGCAATACGTATTTTGTAACAGCGAAGCCGTCTACAATTTCCACAAGGCGTGGATGGAGGATTGCCTAAATGATGAATGAAGACGAACGGGAATACGTGCAGAACCTCTTCCTCCTGCGGTTTTCCCGCAAGGACATAAGACAGACATTCGCAAAGCAATTTGGCCGCCACCCGGTAGAGGAAGAGCTCGAGGAAGTGATTGCGGACTTCGAGGCCAAGCTGCGGACCACCCCGGTGGATCCAGACTTCGAAAGGCAAATGGCGATCCGCCGCCTCGAGGTGATTTATATGAAGAGCTTTGCGATCCAGGACTTCAAGACCTGCCTCGGGATACAGAAAGAGCTCAACCGGCTCCGGGAGCCGGCCGGCTCCGGCCGAGGCGGACCGTGGGATGGCCAGGAATGGTAATCCACCGATACAGATGTGCGGCCTGCGGCTGGCGAGGGACCGAAGAGCAACTCGACCACCTCCCGGGCGACGGCGAAGAGATATGCCCAGCCTGCGGAAGCGACGAACTCGACCAAGTGGAGGAAAATATGAAAGCACCACCGCCGCCATTCAACGATTACGCCGACGCCGCCAAGTCCCTGAAGGTCGCCGGCTCCGCCCGGGCCCTCGCCGGGATCTACGAAGTCAGCGATTACGTGATGCGGACGTGGCTCAGGCGGATGGGAGTGGAACTGCCCCGAGGGGGGAACCACAACCCCAGAGGGATCGGGGGGACCGGGGGGAAAACCGGATGAACCTGAAAAAACGACTTGAATACGACCAGCCGTGGAGAGCCTACCTATACCGCTGGGGGAACAACCCGAAGCGGGCGACCCTGAAGGGACGGCAATGCCGGGTGCTGGCCCGCCTCGCCCGGAACTCGGCCCTGGTCGAATTCGAGAACGGACAGCGGGAAGTGATATCCCGGAACGCCCTAAAACGCCAACTCCCGGACCCCCGGGAAGGGAGAGCAAAATGAAGTATACCTCAGACGGGAAAAAGGTAGCGGTCATCGGCAAGCTCAACGCCACCGAAACCATCGTGCAGGAAATCTACGTCCGGGAGGACGGGAGCGAAATACCCAGCGGCGAACATTTCACGGTGAAGAGCCTGCACGACGAACCGGTGGAAACGTGGAGGGAAAAGCAAATCAAGGCTATCGGCCGCAGATACGAGCAAGAGCAAAAGGCCTTGGTGGAAATAACGGAGAGAGTAAGGCGGGCACAGCGGGACGCCCGAGTCCGAATCAAGGCCCTGGCAGTAGTAGGAACAAAAGCCACAGCGGCGACCTTCCAAGATCTGGAAGACTTCGTAGCCGGGAAGATCACCCACGTCCTCACCGGGACGGAATATGGGGACTGCCGGATCTGGTTATTCGAAGAAATAATAATGGACCACAGCCGCACCTTCGACTGCGAGATCAAACTGCTCTCGCTTTTCGGAGCCGCCGACGGAACCCTGAGATGGAGGATCAACCGTTACAAAGACGGGAGCGGGACCGACGATTACGTCATCCCAGCCCGGGGCCTCGACGACGCTCTGCGACTGGCCCAGGATATCTACGACGGACGGGTGGAGAAATGGAGAGAGGGGGAGAAGACGGCCCCTCCCCGGGCGGAAAATTATAGAGGCGTCGATGGATCCCCGATCCCCCTGCTCATCCCGAAGGACGTAACGAAATATTGGGAGAAACGCAAAGCAAAGGAAAAGGCGGAGAGGATCGCAAGGATCAAAGCGGAGCTCAAAAAGGCGATGGCGGAATAGCCCCGGCCGGGAGGGAAAAAGCGATGCAGGAACAAAACCACAACGGAGAATGGGGACCGCCGGAGATCCTCGACGTGATGAGAATGGTCGACCGGCTCCCCAGCGTGAGGCGACTGGCCGTCTTCGCCGCCTACGATGACGAAGGCCGACCCACCCCAGAGCTCCGCCGAGCGTGGCGAAGACACCGGGGCAAGAAATGAAATACCAGGAATACAGAATCTGGTACCGATATCATCAAAACCGCTTCTGGCAAAAATCGGGACACACCGTGAAGGCCAGGTCGGATAAAGAGGCCCGGACCCGGATGAGCAAGAAACTATCAATGGCCGGTTTCCAAGGGTTGTCCTTAGTGGCCCTGCCCGAAGGTGCGTACCCAAAAGATTACTGAACTGGAAAAAAACAGGGAGCCCCCGATGACCGAAGAAGCGAAATACATTGCCAAAATCAAACGGCTGGCGTGGGAATTCGCAGAACACACACAGAGAAACAGCCTCCGACCAATGACGAAAAAGGACTGGTTCGATCATTACTACCCTCTTTTACTTCGGGATATTAGGGAGATAGAAAACCCTACCCAACAGCGGCCCGAGGGGGAACCCGAATCCCCTGAACAGCTGGCGAGAGAAGCGGCGAGATTCCTGTGCCAGGATTATCACTTTATCCGCAAGGATCTTGAAGTACAGACGGTGAACCTATTGGAGCCCTTCTTCCGCCGAGTAAACCAAGGGAATGGGGAAATACCCGTTACCTTGGAATGCACCGAAGAGCGACGGATCACGCCCAAGGTTTACATCCTCGGCCAGCTCGCCGCCGCTTGGGTCGCCGTCCTATCGGAGAGGGACCGCAAGCCCGAAAGGCTGATACCGGAGGCCAATCGGCTAGCCGAAAGACAGACGGAATCCCTGCTCGCAGACACCGCAGAAGAAGACCCCGAAGCAAGCATAGAGATTGAAATGAAATACCCGAGGACTCCCCGATGAACGAACGATTTATAGGAAAGAAATTCAGCCAGAAGAGCTTGGAGATCATAGCGGCCGCTGCCGGAATCTGCGACAAGTACGCCGCCGCCGGATTCCGGCTAACCCTCCGCCAGCTCTATTACCAATTCGTCGCCCACCAGCCCCTGACATTCGAGTGGCAGAACACAGAGAAAAACTACAAGAGGTTGGGCAGTATCGTGAACGACGCCCGCCTCGCAGGGGAAATCGATTGGGACGCAATCGAAGACCGGGGCCGGGAAGTAATCCGCAATTCCCATTGGGACCATCCCCGCCAGATTCTGGAAGCGTGCTCCCAGCAATTCAGGATCGACACTTGGGAGGACCAACCCACCTACTGCATCGTGATGGTGGAAAAACAGGCCCTCGAGGGAGTGCTAAAGCCGGTCTGCCGCCGGTGGGATATCCCCTTCGTCGCCAACAAGGGGTACTCCTCCGCCTCCGCCCTCTACCGCCTCGGGAAAGAGATGGGCCGGATCCGGGAGCTCCACGGCCGGGAGCTTCACGTCCTCTACCTCGGCGACCACGACCCCTCCGGGATCGATATGACCCGAGACGTCCAGGAACGCCTCGAGCTCTTCTCCCGGGGGGAGGTCCACGTCAGCCGCCTCGCCCTGACCATCGACCAGGTAGAAGAGTATGAACCCCCGCCCAACCCCGCCAAGCTCACAGACAGCCGGTGCTCCGGTTACATTTCGGAATACGGACCCGACTGCTGGGAGCTCGACGCCCTCGACCCCGACGTGCTGGTCAGCCTCGTCGACGTCGCCGTCGAAGAGCTCATCGATTGGGAGCAGGCGGGAGAGAAAATCAGGAAACAAGCGGCTTGGAGAGAGAAGCTCCTCGAGGTCGCCAGACAATCAATGAGCTGGGAATAACGGATCAAAGGGAGAAGAAAGCCGATGAAAATAGAATGCCCGCACGGCAACGCCCTCTACACGGACCAAGTGGTGAACGGCCACCGGCAGGTCCACGGCGGAATTCCCAAGTGCTGCCTCGAGCTCCTCCTCGAGCCAGCCGCCGGATCGGAATTCATCATCGTCCAGCGGGACGGGCGACAGAAGAGGATCCGCAGAGGGACGCTGGGACCGGCATCCCTGGTCGACGCCGGGGAGCCCCGGGAGGGGAAGACCATCTCGATTCCAAAGCGGATCGGCCAGGATGCGGCGGCGAAACAGGCCCTCTGGGATCTGGCGGACCGCCTCGAGCGGGACTACGACGGGAAGGGACTCCCGAAAGACGTCGGAGCCAGACCGATAGCGTATGCGATCCGGGTGGTTCAGCGGGAGCTGGCCGAAGCCATAGCGGACCGGATCGAGGAAGAGAATGGCGTGCTGGCCCTCCGGGCCGAGCTCAAAAAGGCCAAGGGAAAAAACAAGCGACTGGTGCTGGCATTACAAAAAGCGGACGTATTCGTAGGAAAAGCTTGGGAGAGAGAAACGACAGCCGCCGACTGCATCGTAATGGGAGAAATGATACAAGAAACCCTCGCCAGCGTGGGGATAAAAAGCGGATTGGTATAACCAGCCGATCCCGACGGCAATGAAGGAATACCCCGGGAGGCAAAAGATGACCGGATCACAAACCGAAGTGCCCAGGCCGATACCCAGACCACGGTGGCGGAAGAAAATAAAGGGGTATATGCCCGAAGAGGAAATCCCGCCCTCCGCCCGCCTCATTTACATCGACGAAGAGGCGGGAGCCTTAGAAAAGTTTTTCTTCCTGATCGACATCGACGGACAGGGGAATCCCAGATGACCAAAGACCCCCAGAAACAGCCGACATTCCAGGAGTGCATTTACTACCTCGCCCGGGAGGACTTCAACTACGATAACGGCCACCTCGACTACCGGGAAAAAGAGAAATTCTTCGAAGGGGCCCTCGCCGAGATCAAGGCCAGCGGACTCCCGGAGGGGATGAGGCCCATCGAGCTGATGGTCCTGATAGAAGCCGCCAAGCGGCGGCGGAGGTTAGGAGAACTGGATCGGGCGGTCAAGCACCACCACCGGAACACAACCCGAGGGAAGAGAAAATGAGCGTGAGAGAGATTGCGGAAATTATCGGAATCTGCCTGCTGGCGGCCGGGACAATCGGCCTGATCGTGAACATCATCGCCAACGGCAAGAGGAAGAGACACCGGAAAGAGGAAAGCGGGATTCTCGAGCGGCTGAAAGAAGAGAACCGCCAGCTCGCCCTCGAGGCCCCCTCCGACACCTGTGCCCGGACCAACCTCCAGAAGTGCCATTGCTGTGACCGGATCGAGTGCGGCGACAATTTCAGCCCCGCAAAAAAAGAGATCAGGAAGCTGACCCTCCAGCTGGACCGCCTCAAGGTCGACAAGTACTGCTGGGAGAGGATAGCAAAAGCGGGGAGGGATCGATTCCGGGAATACCGGGAAAAGGAACGCAAGACCCGGGAGGCCTTCGCCGGTCTCCAGGAAGAGCTTCGGGCGATAATCGCTCCCGACGGCGTCGACGGCGTGGAGGCCCACCTCGCCCGGGAGAACCAGAAACTCCGGGAGCAACGGGACGATTGGGAAAACCGGTGCCGCAAGGCCCAGGAAGTAAAGGCGGCCGGGGCCGAGGCCCTCATCGCCGCAATCGAGGAAATCGGCAAGCTCAAGGAAGAGGACCGGAAGGCCCGCTGGGCTTTGCACAACCTGCGGAAAGCCGTGATCGATTCCGTCCTCGTCGACCGCACCGGCCGCATAACCAAGGCCCTGATCCAGGCCGACAAGGTGCTCCACCCCCTCCAGCCCGTCCCCTACCCGGAGCACCGCCAGCCCAAACCCCCCGTCCTCGGACCCCTGGAGGATCCCCAGGATCCCGGGGAAACCGGACCGGGACAAAACCAGGAGAAAGCCGATGAGGGAGAATAAGGTCCACGTCACCACCTACGACACGAAAAAGATCTACGTGATGCCCCCGGAAGAGGGGCAAAAGAACCCACCGATCTGGGAGGTGGTCCTCACCGTGACCCAGATGACGCCGGAAGGCAAATGCCACAATTTTGCCACAAGCCGGGTAACAATTCACCTCGAAGAGGCTACCCTGAAAGAACACGACCTCGTCGGCCAGAAAAGGATCCCTACTACCGATCCCAACGGGCCCTCCACCGCCCCCCCCACCCCGGAAGACCTGATCCTCAAGCTCCTCGAGCTGGTAGGCGTCTACCCCAGCCCGCCAGAGTAAAACCAGCGGTCAGGGAAGGGAGAACAGAAAAAAACCAAGGAAGAAAAAAGGAAGAGGGAACGAGAATGAAGCAAAAGGCATTCGAATACAAAAACCCCAAAAAACGGTACACCTACTCCGCCGGCCCCGCCGTCAACCCCCTGCGGAGGGAGGAAAAGGCCGAAATGGAGCGGCTCGGGATACAGAGCAAAAAGGCCTACCGGAAATGGCAACGCCGCCAGCGGCGGGAACGGCGGCTCCAGGAAGCGGCCAAGGGAGACAAGGGATGAACTCAACAAGGCTGAATGAGCTGATCGGGCAATACGGCCTGGAATGTTCCAAAAGCAAAGAACTGGCTCCCACCACCGAACTCGCCGAAGGCTTGAAGTGGGTAGCCCAGATCGAAACCGACCTAGCCCTCGCCCAGCAAAAAATCAAATCCCTGACCTCGGATCGGGACTGGCTACGGGGGATTCTTAACTGCCGAGCGGGCCGCCTCCTCCTCTGGGGGAAGCCCTTCTTCGTCGTCACGACCACCGAACCCTACGCCCGCCAAGTGATGGAATTAATAAAGGCCCACCAGGGGGAGAAGTGGACGGCCGAAGATGAGAAGTGGGCTCAAGACGCCCTCGACGGAGCGTGGAAAAAGGGCCGGGGATGGGATAAATGAAAGTACTCGTCGCCTGCGAGGAAAGCCAAACCGTCACAAAGGCCTTCCGGGCAGTAGGACACGAAGCCTACTCCTGCGACATCAAGCCCCCCTCCGGGGGGAGGCCCGACTGGCACCTCCTGATCGACGCCCGGGCCCTGCTCAACCAGGAATGGGATCTGATGATCGCCTTCCCCCCCTGTACCCACCTCGCCTCCAGCGGGGCCCGGTACTTCGAGGAGAAACGCAAGGACGGACGCCAGCAACGGGCAATCGACTTTTTCCTCGCCTTCGCCCACGCCCCCATCCCCAGAATCGCCATAGAGAACCCCGTCGGAATTATGTCCACCGTCTGGCGGAAGCCCGATCAGTACATCCAGCCCTACGAATTCGGACACCCGGAAAGCAAAAAGACCGGACTCTGGCTCAAGAACCTCCCCTACCTGCGGCCAACCAAAATCTGCGAGCCGGAATATTACACCCTCCCCGACGGGACCGTGTACCGGGACAAGAAAGGGAAACGCTACAGCAAAACCCATTATTTCAGCGGCCGGATGCAGGCCCGCTGGCGAAACCAGACCCCCAGCGGCCAGAACCGCCTCGGACCGTCCGCCACCCGGGCTCAGGTCCGGGGACGGACCTACCAGGGAATCGCCGATGCGATGGCCAAACAGTGGGGGAGCCTCGGACCATTCAGCCCGGGATGGGTGAGGGAGAGATGAGCATAAAAGCGGTCTTCTGCGGCTACTGCGGGGTGCGGAGCGATCGAGGTTGCATCCCCAGATGCAGAGTCTGCTCCGGCTGGGACCAAAAGGAAAAACCACCACCAAAAAACTCGGAATCGAAAAACGGGGAGAAAGGAAATGAAATACGAGGAACCAGAACCCGGAGAGTGGGTCGCCCCAAAAAAAAGAGGCTACAAAATGGCCTGCTGCGACTGCGGCCTCGTCCACAGGGTAGACTTCGACCATATCCCCTGGGGGAGGGGCCGAAGGATAATTATGCGAATGACCAGGGACAACAGAGCAACGGCCGCCGTCCGAAGGACAAGACTATGACCCCCAAAACCAAAACCACCACCGGCCTCCCCATAAGGACCGTAGACTACGAATGCCCAGACTGCGGCCGTGCCGTCTGCGGCTACTCTTTCGGGGGGATACCCCAGACCATCTCCTGCTACGGATGCGGTGCCCTGATGAATCCCTACCACGAAGGACTCCTAGTAGGGTATACTGACCCCCAGGCGGACCAGCAGGATAACGACCAAACGACGCCCGGGAGCACCCCCGGGGGACCGGGAGAACCAGTAGAACGGACCAAGGAAAAAACGAAGACAGAATAACCAACCAACCCCCGGAGCGTGCCCGGGGAACGGAGAAACGATAAAAGAATAACGGAAAGGGAGGCGGGAGCCGTGTGGGAGGTAAAAAAGGAAATTGAAGTTGCGGAGATTCAGGATTTCAATAGCAAAAACAGCTCTCTCCCCCCCCCTGGCCCCGTTTCAAAGCCTAAAAAAAATGTGCCAGGGGTGCCGTTCGAGAAAGGATATGACCCCCGGAGGATGAAAAGAGGGAAACACCGGACCCGGAGCTTCGGGAAAGTGGCCCGGGACCTCCTCCAAAGCAAGGAAATCGAGATGCGGTGGAAGACGAAGGACACCGGGAGGGAGAAAGTCCTGCGGATCCGGGCGGACAAGGACTTTTACCACCACCTCGTCGGCGTGCTGATCGTGGAGGGGATGAGGGGGAACCTAGCGGCGATCCGGGAGCTGATGGACAGGACGGAAGGCCGGCCGCCGCAGAGCGTGAACGTGACGGGGGACGCCAGCCCCTGGGGAGAATTCGAGGATATGACGGCGGATGAGCGGCTGGAATTCATCGAGAAAGGGGTGGAGATCATCCGACGGCACAGGGATAAGAACAAGGGGAAAGTGATAAACGCAGAATTCGAGGTCGAAGACGATGACGAAGGGAAAAAGTAAGGGAGTGGCCAGCCGGAAGGGGACGGGGAAGGCCGGGAAACAGGCCCGGGGGAAGGGGACTGGCCAGAAGAAGAGGCCCGCCGCCGCCCGCCGCCGCCCGCCGGCCGCCCCGGGGGAGCCGGAAATGGCCAGAGAAGAGCCCCGGGAAGAGCCCGCCGGCCGCCCGGGGGAGCCCGGTAAGGCCCGGGAGGGGGAGGTCGGGGCCCGGAATGAGGGGGAAAAGGCCCGGGAGAAGAGGTCGGTGGCCAGCCCGGGGGAGCCCTCCAAGGGCCGAGAGGCGGAAAAGGTAGGGGTAGAGGCCGACTCCCAGGGGCCGGATGAGCAGGTATCGGGGGAAAAGCCCGCCGCCAAGGGCCCGGGTGGGCAGGTAGCCGGGGAAAAAGAGGCCGCCGCCGGACCGGGGGAGCCCGGAGGGGAGCCGTCAGAGCCCCGGATAACGATCCCGAGGGAGGCTATGCCGGACTTCGAGGTGGCCCAGGCCCAGGACATAGCCCGGAATTTGGAGGAGCTGGCCCGGGAGGACTTCGCCGTCTTCGCCGAATACGTCGGCCGAGACGAAGCAACGGAGCGGCGGATCGAGATGGCCCCCCTGCACCACCTGATCAACGACTTCGACGACTACTGCCAGAGCATAGGGAAATATTGTGCGATCCAGGTACCATACGAGCACGGCAAATCGGCCCTGATGTGCGTGCTCAAGCCCTTATACCGCCTCGGGCGGAACCGGAACCTGACCATCAAGCTGGTCTCGGCGTCGGAAGCCATCGTCAAGGTCCGGGTGAAGCAGATCCGGGACCATATCAGCGGAAAGCACCGGGGAGCCTACAACCGGGTCTTCCCGGAAGTGAAGCCGGACTACAAAGCCGGGTATTCCAGCTACCAGATATACATCGAGCGGGAGGTCTCGGCGTTCCCGACGATCTGGGCCCACAGCGTGCTGAGCACCGGAGAGGGAGGCCGGTGCGGATACCTCCTCCTCGACGACGTGGTCAGCCGGAGCAACGCCCTCGACCGTGACCTGAATATGGAGATCATCCGAGCGGTGGAGGGGACGTGGCTGAAGCGGCTCCACCCGGGAGGCCACGTCACCCTCCTCAACACGCCCTGGAGCACGAAAGACCTGATGAGCCATATCTGCAAGAACCGCCTCCAGCGGTGGGGAGTCCTGATCGCCGGGGTAAACAAGACCCTGGACGGCTTCGACGTGAAAATAATGGGAGATTGACCCCCAGCCGGGGGAAGGGAGCAGGAAATGCCAGCGAAAGCCACCATCGAAGTGAGCCTGGAGGACGTGCCGGCCGTGAAAGAGCTAGCCGCCGCCGCCGCCCAGGCCCGGATAATCCTCGCCCGGACCCGGGAGGTCCACGGCGTCTTTTACGCCCTCAGCCCCGTCGACCAGCTCCTCTACACCCGGACCGAAGACCGCCTCGAGGCCGCAATAAAGGCTTTCTACGGCCGGGGGAAGGCGGAAGACACCACGCCGCCACCGCCCCCTCCCCCTCCGCCCCGGGAATGCGGACCATAGGGCAGGTCCGGGAGGAAAACCCCGGATCCAGCCCCCATCCCCCCCAGCTCCCCGCCCTGTTCCAGGGGCCCCAGCGGCCCGCCACGTCCATAACCCACCCCCAGCCGCCCCCCGAAGCCCACCCCGGACCGGCCAAAGCCCCAGGAACCAGAGCTGGCCACCCCAGGGGACATCAAATAATTAAGATTAAGGGATTCGCCAAGCACGAAAAACCTCAAAAACTCAAGATTAGAGAAATTAAGATTAAAAAAGGGGGAGAGCCCGGACCCCTTGGACTCCCGGACCGGCCGTGCTTTTTTCCCTGAAAAACTTAAAACCTCAAGATTAAGAGATTCGCCAAGCACGAAAAACCTCAAAACCTTAAGATTAGAGAAATTAAGATTAAACCAGAGAGGGGGAGGAGCCGCCCGCCAGCCCCCCCGGACCCGCCGTGCTACCCCAGAGTGATGCAAAATGTCACGAAGTTGGTGGAAGTTGGTGGAAGTTGGCCAGAGTTGCAGGAAGTTGGTCGAAGTTGGTCCGCAAATTCAGCCCGACAGCGGCCCCGGAGCACCCCAACCACCCCCCAGGGGGGAGGAAAATACCCAGAAAAAGCCTATTCCCCCCAGAATCCAAGCCCCAAAGCCCCCGACGGACCCCCCGACCCCGCCCTCGAACCCCCAGCTCCGTGCCTGTGTGGCTGTGTGACTGCCCCAGGAAGAAAAAGCCCCCCCCAAGGACGCCCCCCTAACCACCCAGGAAGGCAGGTCTGCGGAGAAAACCGGCCCCCCGAGGGGAGGGAAGTGTGCAGGAAGTCTGTCCCTGATTGCTCCGTGCTCCCAGGCTCCAGGGACCGGACCAGGGGAGAACAACCCCGCCGGCCGGATATGGCCAGCCAGATATGGCGAATCAAGGCCCTTCCCAAGGGGAACGGGCCCGGATATGGCCACCGGACCGGCCCCGGACCGGCCCCGAGGCCCTGGGGAGCCCAGAATCTGCCCGAAAACAGGGGGATCGGCCCGGATTTCCCCCGGAACGCCCGCCTTTCCCCGGCCGGCGGGCGGCGGAGCGGCGGCGGCGGAGGCGTGCTCGGGAGTTGTATATCTTGTATGCTTGTGTAATTTAAATGGCCCGGGCCCCTCGAACAGACCCCCCGCCAGAAACCGTCCAAATTTTCATCGAAAAAAAAACCGAAAGGGCAGTCTGAAATGGGAATTTGAACGAGGCGGCCAGAAAGGGACAGGGCAGGGGAGGGAAAAGGGAAGGGGGAGGGGAGGAAAAAAGGGGATAAGGCAGGGGAGGGGGAAAATTTCACGTGACAAAAGGGGGAGGGGAGGGAATAATTATCGAGGGGTGGGACCGTGGGTGGGGGAGACGGGGGACAACCAGAGAGGGGAGACAAATGGGATTTGAAGCACCGGCGACATTGCCCTTGTGGGGGAAGAAATGGCCGAGGGAGGCCTTGGTGATAAAATACGAGGAAGGCCCTCGGGAATTTCGGCGGGGATTCCAGATGGACCCGATGAGTGACGACGAAAGAAAGCTCCCGCATTTTGAGGGTGCGGTGGAGGCGGGGAGAGGGGTGACGGTGGCCCAGCTTTTGAGATCGGACAACCGGATACCGAGGTTTATGGGAGTGGACCCGGGAGGGGACTCGAGGCCGGGGTCGGCCCTGATGGCGTTGGGTTTGGGGGAGGACGGGAGCCGGATCCCGCTGGCGATCAAATACGGGAAATGGGGCCCAAGGGAATTTGCGGAGGCGGCGGTGCAGTTTTACCTGACCTGGATGCCGTGGGTGGTTTACGTGGAAAACGACGGGCTCCAGAAAGCGTACCAGGAGCTGATCGTGATGTTACCGGGGTCGCCGGTGGTACCGCTGAAGGGGTGGCTGACGTCGAACAAGAAGACGAACCCGGAGATTGGGATCGAGGGATTGGATGCGGAATTCATCCAGGGGAGGTGGAGGATCCCGAGCGGGGAATTTTACCATCACGACGTGGGGTGCCGGTGCGACTGGTGCCGGTGGCGGGCGGAGGTGATGAATTACCCGAACTACACGACCTCGGACGGGCTGATGGCGATGTGGTTTGCGTGGAACGCCCTGCGGAAGGGGGAGGGGTCGCTGTTTACGGACTCGGCCTCGGTCGACGGGATGGAGACTTTCGGCTCGCCGGTGGACACGGAGGTAATCGGGGAGGCGGAAGATTTTGATGAATTTTCTCTTGACAATGCCCTGAAATCTTGGGACATTTACTGAAAACACCGGGGGGACCGCCGATGGCGGCCGCCGGAAACCCACCGCAGAAAAGGGAGGATACCGTGATGCGATGCCCATCCTGCCACCGGGAGATCGATGGAAAAGACGTAGAGCCCGGAGACTTTATCCAGAACCCCAAACTCCGCAAGGCCGGAATAGCCCAGTGGTGCAAAGAGTGCCAAGCGAACGTCCCGGCCGGGATCATCGCCGAGCTGAAAGAAAAGCCGGAATGGTTTATCAAGCAGGCGAGGCTCGCAGAGCGGCACGAAAAATTCCGCCAGATTGACAACCACGGCGTCGGCTTCCGGGATGAGCTGACCGTGGTGAAGACGAACCCGGGCGGCGTCGAAGTAAGGGGGAAGTGGTTGTAATGCTCGGCCGGAAGAAAGCCGCCGGGACACCCCTGGTCGGCACCCTCCCATCGGAAGACCCCATCCAGCCAGATCCCGCCCCAGGCAGTATCGAGGAATACGCCCAGCAGACGGCGGAGATCCTCGAGACCCTCTCGAAAGACACCGGCGACCGCTGGGGCCTCACGATTAACGCCGGTGGCCGGAGACGGATCTACAACCCCTCCCAGCTCGTCGGCCGGAAAGGACTGGCGATCTACGACGAAATGCTCCGGGACGGGCAGGTCAAGAATTCCTACTTTTTGCGGCGGCTGTGCCTGCTGGCCACGGCCCGGACCGTGGTGCCGGCGGATGAAGAAGACCCGGAAGCGGTAGAGCAGAAAGAATTCATCGATTACGTCTTCAAGGCGATGACGGGGTCGGTGGAGGACTTCATCCTCAAGATCTCGGATGCGATCCGGTGCGGCTTCAAAGTGGCGGAGAAGAACTACCGCTACATCGAGGAGGGGCCCTTCAAGGGGAAGGTCGGGATCGACCATTTCAAGGTCCGAAATTCCATCAATTACGAATTTGAGACGGACCCCCACGGCAACCTCCTCCCGGACGGCCTGATCGAGCTCGGGAGCTCGTCCGGGGAAGACACCCGCCTCCCCATCGACAAATTTGTGATTTGGACCTACGGGAGCCTGGATGACGACGGGACCAGCTGGTACGGACGCTCGGAATTCGAGGCCGCCTACCGCTACTATTTCGGCAACGACATCATCCACCGGATCTGGGCGGCGATGGTCGAGAGGTACGTCAAGCCCCTGGTCATCGCCTCGGAACAGGAATCGAGCCTGAAGACCAACAAGGCGAAGATCCAGAAGCTCCTCACCGATATCAAGAATCTGCACCGGAAAGTAGGGCTCTGGGTCCCGGCCTGGGCGAAGGTCGAAGTGAAAGACCCCCCGGACGCCAAAACCGGGAAAGCGAAGGACTTCCTCGAATTCAACAACCAGATGATCTCGAAGAGCCTCCTGCTGGGGACGCTGATCCAGCAGGAAGGGAAATCGGGAGGGAGCTACGCCCTCGGCCGGAAGCAATTCGACCTCTTCTTTTTGAACAACGCCCAGATTATGCGGCAACTCGAGCAGGACGTCTTCCTCGAGCAGATCATCAAAGACCTGATCGACAAGAACTACCCCAAGCCAAAGTACCCGGAATTTAAACTGGTGGAGCCGCAGAGCCCGGAAGAAATGAAGGCCAAGGTAGGGGTGGTCGAAATTCTCGCCAAGGTGCCGGGGATCGAGCTGGACCCCGAGCTGATCCGGGAATACGTCGGCCTGAAAAGAGGATTCATCACCAAGCCGGAAGCACCGCCCGCCCCGCCACCCGCCCCCCCGAATCCGCCAGCCCCTCCGCCGGCCGCACCCCAGCCTCCCGCAAGTCCACCGCCCCCGGCCACCCCGAAGGAACCCGCCAGCGGGGATAAGGAATACGCCGAACTATTCCGGGCCCCCCTCCGCCAGGAACGGTTCGTCGATTATTCCGAGGTCGCCCGGGTGCTGGACCAGCTCCCCAACACCGCCGCCGGCCAGATGACGGCCGCCTACGACAAAACCGTCAAATCGATAATCAAGCAGGCGGAAAAGAAAGGCCTGCTGACCGGGGAAAAGGACTATTCGGTAATCCCGAAGATCCAGATCAACGCCGGGGAATTCAAAAAGGTCTACACTGAGCTGATCATCCGGGCCTATATGGAAGGGGCCCGGTCGGCGGCCGGAGAAGTGGAACGATACCGGGAAGAAAAAGGCCAAGATAAAACTGCGGAATTTGCGATGCCCGCCTACGATCCGGTCGGCGTCGCCGGGACGTTCAAGGAACTCGATGTGCTGCCCTGGCTGGCCCCATTCACCCAGGAAGAGATCGATGCGGTGGCCAGCCGCCTGAATCACGAAGCCTTCGTAGCGGCCGGGGCCGAGGGGAACCTCTTCCAGTCCGCCGCACGGCTCAAGATGACAGAGGCAATCGACCAGGGATGGTCGATGCAGAGATTCACCGATGAGATCAACGCCCTCGGCCTGAGCAAAGCGGATCGTGCCGCCCTGGAGACAGGATTCCTCACCGAAACGAACCGGGTCTATAATCAGGCCAGATGGGAGGTCTACCAAAAAACCGACGATGTAACTGGAATTATTTATTCGGCGATTCTGGACCACCGGACCACCCAGCTCTGCCGAGACCTCGACGGCCGGATGTGGAAAAAGGATGACGCCAACGCCTACGCCTACAACCCCCCGAACCATTTCCGGTGTCGCTCGATTCTGGAGGCGGTCTTCAAGGGGGAGGAGCCCCCGGAGTGGGATGACATCACCCAGATGAAAAACGAAGGGCTCCCGGAGCCGGCGGAAGGTTTCGGCGGGCCGGCAGGAAGCCGGGTAAAACCGGCGAGATCCGTCGAGCACCCGGGATACACCTTGCCGGAAGCTCCGATTACCCCGACACCGTCACCTGCCCCAGCCTCGCCTACACCGCCGCCAAGCCCCGACGCTTTATACCAAGCTGGCAAAGTGCCGATGACGGAAGAAGAAATCCAAAACCTGAAAACGCTGATTGAGAAGGATGGCCAGCTCGATGACATCCCGTATATCAAGGGGCAAAAACACAAAGAGATACTACAGGAATTTACCGAAACAGCCCATCACTACATTGGCAACCCGGCTAATATTACTTGGAAAGACCTCAGCAAGGGGACACAGCGTGACCTCTGGGATAACATTCTCGCCCGAGAATCAACCCACAACAGAGTCTACAGGGGGATGAATTTCTTCCCCGAGATGAAAAAAGATATGATGTATTGGGACGATTTCCAGCGTCACCTCGGGAAAGCGAAGAAAGGCGACGTGGTAACATTCGGCGACCTCAAGCTTCAAGATCAGATTCTACAGAGTACCAGCTACAAAAGATCAGTAGCAAAACAATTCTCCTATTGGAACGAACCAGATGCCCATTCTGTGATTTTGGATATCAAGGCGAAGGCGGGACAAAAGATCCGAGGCCTTGACGTTTCTAAAACGACACCCGGAATCGATATGAAAGAAGCCGAAATAATCATCGGGGACGCCACGAAATACAGAGTGGTGGACGTAGTAAAAGAATCCACCGGTGCCCCCGGAGCAAGAGAATTCGTAGAGAAAATAACCATCCACCTGGAGCAACTCTGATGAAACAAAACGAAGAAGTAAACTTGGACCTGAGCTACTCCTTAGCCAACGTAATGGCGTACCAAACCAATAAACAAAAAGCCGCTCGCAGAGAACAGCTCCGGCGAGAGGCGGAAGAAAGAGAGAAGCAAAACCAGTCCGACGAAAACTAACCCACCGGAAGAACCGGTAACCAAAGGGAGGCGAAACAGGAAATGAAACATCTGATTATTATTGCCGTGCTGACGCTCCTGATCCCGGCGATGGCGGAAGCCCATCTCCAGAATTGGGACTGGCAACTCGACGGCGGAGCCGTGGAAGTAAACAGGGCAACCAACGCATTCACGGCCTCGACCACCATCGACGCCCAGGGCGTATTCCTGGTCGACGGGGAGGCGGGAACGGACGCCACAATTTACATCAATACCTACCCCGACTGGTCGAGCGTAACCGCTACCAGGGTAAAGATGACCATCACCGGGGGAATCACCGTAGAGGTGGCCACAGAGCCGACTCCGAGCCCGGAGCCCACGGCCACCCCGGAGCCGACGGCCACCCCGGAGCCGACGGCCTCTCCCGCCCCCACAGCGGTAGTGGCCGCAACCCCGACGCCCTGCGGATACGCCCTGGAAATAAAAAGCCTGAGCGAAATCCAGACAATGACCACCCGGGCGGATTCCAGCTTCGGCTGGATGATCGACGTGCGAAACACGGATGACACCCTGAGCTTCGGATACATTCTCGACAGCCAGGGGACATTCGTCGCAGGGACGTCCCTCGCCACCGGCCAGAGCTCGATGATCCGGGTAAGCAAAATCGACGAAGACATTGCGATCCAGGCCGGCGACTGGATGCTCCTCTCGGGGATCGACGGCGATGACGCCGCCTTCCAACATTATTTTTATCCGCCGGCGACCACGGCGAACACGGACTGGTACCTCTCGACCGAACCGGCATTGGTTCAGGTGGGGGACGCTTTCTACTGCCAGACCGTGAGCGTGCCGAGCCCGAGCCCGACGCCGAGCCCCTCGATTACCCCGACACCCTCGGTAACGCCGACGCCCTCGGTGACCCCGACGCCCTCGGTGACGCCGACGCCGGTCCCGACGGCCAGCCCGACGCCCTCGGTGACCCCAACGCCGGTCCCGACGGCAACGCCGGAGCCCACGCCGACGCCGGAAACGTAAAAGAAATTTCAACGCTAGCCCCATAACCCAGAAGAGGTGAGAAACGAATGAAGAAAATAATCCTCCTCGCCGCCGTGGCCCTGTTTTTAATTCCACAGGTAGCCAAAGCGGATCCGAGCCCAACGCCCTCGGCAACCCCGACGCCCTCCGTGACGCCGACGCCGACGGTGACCCCGACGCCCGAAGGATACAAGACCCCATCGCCGACGCCGACGCCGGAGCTGAAACCCCAGCCCGGGACGGCATACCAACGGGTGCTGATTTACGGGATCGACGACGAAGGCAACCTCCAGAAAATACGCTGTAGCACCGAAGGCGTGATCTGGACCCTGACCAAATAACCACCCTCGGGTCCGCAGGAGGATCCGAGGCCAAACAGAAAAAGGACGGAAACTATATGCAGACAGCCGTATCGATAACGCCGTGGATCATTACAGCCGTCCTAGGGGTGGTTAATTTGATATTCGCCATTGTCGTAATTCCGACCCGAAGCAAGGTGGTAAATATGGAAAAGGAATTCCATAAATGCCAGATCTCCCGACAAGACCGGATAGCGGCGGTCGAGTCCGACATCGCCCATTACAGCAGGGAGAGCGTCAGACACGACAACCTTCTCGCCGAAATTTCCAGCTGTCTGAAGAAGCTGGACCGGACCATCGCCGTGGTGGAGGCGACGCTCAAGGCGAACACCACAACGATGATCGAAGTCAAAGCCGAGCTGCACTCATTTCGTAACGGGAGAGGGACGACCAAGGCGTAGGCTCGAGTGCGGTCAGATGGAAACGACGCAGGGATCCGGGAAAGAAGCCCTTTATTATTTCCTGAAAATTCTGACGGGCCTGAGTATCGGGATCCTCCTCCTCGCCAAGGCGTGCTCCCGGACGCCAGCCGGCCAGCCGGGAGAGCCGCTACAAGAAACCGCCGGCCACCCGAGCTATGAAGATTAACCAGAAAAAACACCTGCTCTGGATTCTCGCTTTTTTCCTGCTGGCGGGAACCGCCCTCGGCCAGACTCCGACCCCTATTCCCTGCGGTGGTCGGGACTGGGTGAGGTGGACAGACATAACGGATATGAATGCGGGCTGGGGATACTATAGCTGGCCCGCTGGTAAAACTGGGTATGTCGCCATCTGGAATGCCGATACGGATGGGCCAGACAAGGAGATGGGGGCAATGGATTATGCCAGCCCCAAGACTTTCACGGACTATTATCCCGAATATACCCGCATCCAAATAAAGTGGTACCTGCTTGATGAGTCGGTTGAAGCCGAGGGATATGTTATCCCAGAGGGGTATTATTTTGATGTAGATCACGATGGGGAGACTGATCGTATCTGGATGGGAGCGTTGAATGTTGCGGCAGGGGTTGAAGTAGACGGATATTATTGGCTGGCCGATGACGGCGGGCTCTACCACGACGAGGGGTTATGTAATCTTTGGAAGGCGGCGGTCACTCCGACTCCGACGGTCACACCAACCCCAACGGTCACCCCGACCCCGACGGTCACCCCGACCCCAACGGTCACCCCGACCCCAACGGTCACCCCGACCCCAACGGTCACCCCGACGCCGACGGTCACACCAACCCCAACGGTCACCCCGACCCCGACGGTCACACCAACCCCGACAGTCACCCCGACGCCGACGGTCACCCCGACGCCGACGGTCACCCCGACGCCGACGGTCACACCAACCCCGACGGTTACACCGACACCTACTCCGGCTGGTGCGGAGCCGCCTCTCCAATGGACCAACCTTCAGGATGCCGATATCGCCTACCCGAGACAGCCCGGAAATTATGATATCGGCTACGAGCTCGGCCAAGCCCCGGACCACCTCTGGGGGGAGGCCGATACCCGATACGGGTGGATTTACGATAAAGAGAATTTATTCCAAGCGGGAGAAAGCCTCTCAGGACCGGTGATGATATCCGCCAGAATGGGGATCGGCCGGACGTGCCAGATTCAGACCGGGGATTGGATGACCTACACGGCCACGTGGGAGGGGGAAACCATAGCGGGGATAATTTACCTTCCCCCCTGCGAGTACCAGGAAACCATACCAGAATATTATTATTACGGAGTAAGCGGAGCCCTCTACCGGGACCGCTGGCTGAATGACCTCGTCCAAGGCGTCCCCACCCCAACCCCGAGCCCGAGCCCGACGGTTACACCAAGCCCGAGTCCGGCTCCGACGGCGACTCCCAGCGTGACCCCGACCCGGACGCCGCCTACCCCAACCCCAAGCGTGACCCTGACGCCAACGGTCACCCCGACCCCGAGCCCCTCGGTGACTCCAACCCCAACAGCTACCCCCAGCACCACCCCAACCCCGAGCCCCTCGGCGACCCCGACTCCCACCCCGAGCGTCACCCCGACTCCCACCCCGAGCGTCACCCCACCGCCAACGGCCACCCCAACCTCAACGCCAACCTCAACGCCAACCGTGACTCCGACGCCGTCGCCGAAACCCACGGCCACCCCGACTGCGACCCCGAGCACCACCCCGAGCCCAACCCCGAGCCCAACCCCATCGACGCCGCCGACGGCCACCCCCACCCCGTCGGTGACCCCGACACCTACCCCCGCATACGGTGAAACGCCGCTCAGGTGGAAGACATTATTGGATGCCGACATCGCCCACCCCCGCCAGCAAAACGCCTACGATATCGGCTACGAATTCGGATCGGCCCCGGAGCACGAATGGGGAGACGGAGCCTACCGCTACGGCTGGATTTACGATAATCAGAACACCTTCAGTGGCGGGACCACCTACGCCGGAGACATCCAGATATCCATCCGGCTGGGCCTGGGAAGGACGTGCCGCACCCAGCCCGGGGACTGGATTGGCTACACGGCAGTAGGCTGGGATAACGAAACCACAGCCGGAATCGCCTACCTCCCACCGTGCGATCTGGTGGAAGGCGTGCCAAAGGAATATTATCTCGGAGCAAGCGGAGCAGTATACCGGGACCGATGGCTGACGGATCAAGCCCAGGGAGTCCCCACACCGACCCCCAGCGTTACACCAACCCCGCCGCCCACCGGTACCCCGACGCCGACGGTTACCCCGACGCCCAGCGTCACGCCAACCCCGAGCCCGAGCCCCTCGGCCACCCCGAGCCCGAGCCCGAGTATTACGCCGACAAGCACCCCGACGGCAACCCCGACGTCAAGCCCAACGCCAACTGTGACGCCAACCCCGAGCCCAAGCCCCTCGGCCACCCCAACGCCGAGCCCGAGCCCGACGGTCACCCCGACGCCCACGTCGACGCCCAGCCCGAGCCCCTCGCCGACGATTACGCCGACGCCGAGCCCGACATCGACTCCGACGCCGGTCCCGACATCGACCCCCTCTCCCACGGCCACCCCGACCCCGAGCGTGACCCCGACGCCGACGGTCACCCCAACCCCAAGCCCGAGCCCAAGCATCACCCCAAGCCCGAGCCCAAGCCCGTCGACGACCCCGACGCCAGTCCCAACGGCTACCCCATCGCCAACGCCCAGCCCGAGCCCCTCGGTGACGCCAACCCCGAGCCCCTCGCCAAGCATCACACCCAGCCCCAGCCCGGTGCCGACAGCCACCCCGACACCGCCGCCATACCAATTTAATTTTACGCAACAGAACCGGCAATACCAAGTAACGGACTACGGAACGAGGAGAGTGAGATAATCCGATGAGCCGATTTACAGAAGACAAAGTGCAATTTTGGATCATCCTGGCCCTGCTGGCGGCCCTATTCGCCTTTGCGGCCCACCAAGTGGCCAAGGGCGAAGAAGAGCTGATAAAAGGGGAGAAGATAAACTGCTGGACCCTGATCGAGGAAAGGGACGGGCAGGCTTTCACAATCGATACCTCCACAATGACCGTCGAAGGAAGGGACGGAACCATCTGGCAGGCACAGACAGGGACACAAAGCGACGGCGGGGAAGTATGGGCCCTGATCGACACCACCGCCGAGGCCTTCGAGGCCGGGACGGCCGGCTATGCAGAATTTGAATACCACATCGGCGGCGAAATTTACATTTTCCGGGTGCCAATCAGGATCCGGGAGTAGCCCCAGAAGAAAAAGAATTCTTGACAAATAATTTTATACGGTGCTATTTTACCACAACAACGAGTAGAGCGGGTCCGCCCCCGGCCTGATCCACCGGGGGAAGGCGTAAGAACGGCAAAAGGCAGTTGAGGTGCCTCAACCATCTCAACTGCCTTTTCTGTTGCCCGCTTTGCCACCACAGCCAGGAGGGAAAATGACCATCGCCATACCAAAGAACGATCCCCGAGTAACAGATGGAAAAGACCATTACCCCCTGACAGACCAGAGCGAAGCCGCCTCCGCCCTGGCCAGACTCTCCCAGCAGGACTCACCCCCCGGATGGTTTACAGGCTCCCTAAGCGATCTGAAAACCACCGTACTCAAGGCCGCACGTTCCACCTTCCCCCAGATGAAGATCCCCACCCCGATCTTCAATTATTACGCCGAAGTCCAGACGTGGGATGAACTGCGAAGCCTGCTCCAGGAAGCGGTCGACCGCCGATACAACCCCGCAGGAAGAGAGCCCAACGTCTACCTCCGGGACGTGCGGCTCGACGAACAAGCCGTGATTCTGATGACCCCGGAGGGACCGGTCCAGGTGAAATACGACCTCGATGAGGAACGGAAAATCGTCTTGGACCGGGAAGAGACCCCGATGAAAAAGAGCTGGGTCGAAGCCTACGCCGACGAAATCGAGACCGTGGACATCCCGGACGTCGAAATATTTGCGGGGGGGACCAACACCACCCGAGAATTCACAGAAGACCGTGTGCGGAAACTGGTCGAAGCCTCCATCGAGGTATTCGAGGAGCTGAAGCCCGCAATTTTCCCTGGCCACACCCGGAAGGTAGGATTCCCGAACGTCGGCCAGTTAAAAAATATAAGGCAAAAAGGGATGAAGATCGTGTCCGACCTGATCAACGTCCCGAAAGTAATGGCAAAATGGATCCAGTCCAAAGGTTACAACCGGGTAAGCCCCGAGATTCGCCGGAACTACATCGCCGAATCCGGCAAAGCAATCCCGGAAGCGATCTGCGGACTGGCCCTACTTGGACAGGACGTCCCGAAGATCAAGACAATAGCGGACCTTCCATTCCCGGTCTACGCAGACGAAGACCCGGACGTCGAAGTATTCTGTTTTGCCGTCGACGACAACAACACAATAATCACCGATGGAGGTGAACGTACAATGCCCGAGCAAGACAACAAGGGAAGAACCACCGTGCCGGTCGACGTCCAGGAATATGCGGAGCTCGTCCAGGCCAAACAGAGGCTCACCGAGCTCAAAGCCGTCGAGGCCCAGATCGAGGAGTACTCCGAAACCATCAAGACCCAGAAGGCGGACATCGCAAAGCTGGAAGGGCAGGTCAAGGAATATTCCGAGAAGATCGAGGGGATGGAGAAGGCCCAGACCAAAACCAAGATCGACAGCACCCTCGAGCGGATGAAGAAGGCGGGGAAGCTCCAGCCGGCCAAGGAATCCGAGGTCCGGGAATTCGCCGAAACCTTGGATGATTCCGAGATCCGGGAATACGCCGAAGGCGTCAAGGCGACCCAGCTCGACCGCTACCTCGGCCAGCTCGAGGCCAAGGCGGAGGGGAGCGTCATCAACTTCTCCGAGAAATCCACCAAGGGCCCGGACAAAAAGCCCGCCGTGGACGCCGAGGATGACTCGGAATTCGCCGCCCGGGTCCAGGAGTACGCCGAGAAAAACGGGTGCTCCTTCGAGGATGCCATCGATAAGGTGGCCACCCCGGAAGACGAAGACGCCCATCAGGCCCGGATCCGGTAAAGGCCAGCACCACGCCGATACCATAACGTATCGAAAACAACCATAATTTCAATTCACGGAGGTGAATGAGAAATGCCCTTTTACAACGATGACAACAACAGCATCCAGGGAGTGGCCGAAGAGGCCATCTCCAAGGGACAATGCGTCAAGATGGGGACCGTGGCCACCAACCCCCAGTACGTGAAGATCGCCGGAGCGAACGAGGCCGGAATCGGCTTTGCGGCCGAAGACATCGCCGCAGGTGCGACTGGCCGGATTATCGTCGCCGGCGTCGCCTTGGCCCTGGCCCACGACAACGCAATCACCGCCGGAGCCACCTATCTCAAGGCGGCCGCCAGCGGCCGGGTCGACGGGACCACCACGGACAAACAGCTCGTCGTGGCCTTCGCCCTCCAGTCCAGCACCGCCCAGGATGACCTGATCGAAGTGGTCGTGAGAGGCGGACCGATCCCCCTCTCCGCCTAAGGTTAGGGGACAACCGGAACCAAAAGGCTCCCGGGGGATCCTTCCGGTGGAGGGGTCTCCCGGGGGAGCCTTTACATAAAGAACCAGACAGCCCTCGAACCGTGATGCGGCGAAGGGGCCCAACCAAAACGACAAATTCACCTTGGAGGTGAAAAGACAATGCCCAGCATCGCCAACATTACCACCTCGGTCGTGCTGACCACCATAATGGTCGGACGCACCACCCAGGGATTCGCCGCAGAGCAATATATGCCGACCACCCTGGTCGAACGCCGTTTCGGCAAGATTTATTCCGCCGGGAAGGAAGGGCTCAGAAACCACGACGCCCAGATGAAATCCGGTGTGATGAGCAACCGGGTGGACTTCGACTACAGCTCCACCACCTACACCACCGTCAAGAGAGGACTCCACACTCCCCTCGATGACGATATGCTCGACAACGCCGACAAGCCCATCAACCTCCGCAGAGATGCGACCAACCTCCTCAGCGGCATCATCCTGCTCGGTCACGAAATCCGAGCGGCCGCCGTGGCCCAGGACACCGCCACCATCACCAATGCCGCCGCCGGAGCCGCTTGGAACGCCGACAGCGGGCAAGACCCTCGTGCGGATATCGATACCGGGAAAGAGGCCGTGAGGTCCGCATCGGGCAGGTATCCGAACGCAATGATCCTCCCGCCAGCCTGCCGGAACGCCTTCGTCAGCTACCTGCTGACCACGGCGAAGGTCAGCTACGGCGAGCTCGCCCGGACCGTGGAGCTCCCGGACCTCGTCCAGGGACTGAAGCCGATTGTCCCGCTGGTGGTTAAGGACACCGCCGCCCTCGGACAGGACGCCTCGATCTCCGAGGTTTACACGGCGACCAAGGTCACCCTGTGCGTCGTGGACAGCCCGAGCACCATCTACGGCGGGGCCTTCCTGAACGTCCGCCGGAAGAAGATCGGGCCGCAGGGATTCCGGGTCCGCACGTGGTGGGACGAAGCGGTGGAAGCCGAATTCGTCGAATGCCAGGTCGAGGATGTGGAAAAGGCGATCAACACCGACGCCGCCTACATCATCACCGGGGCCACCGCCTAAGCGGTAAAGACGGAAAACCAGATCGGGGGCCGGCCGCAATAAGGGCAAGGCCCACGGCCGGCCCCTCGATCTTTAACCAACGGGGAGAATGCTGTCGTGCCCTACGGACCGCTAACCAGCGATACCCTCTACCTCCGAAGCGTATTCTTCGGAGACAAGCCCGACGACCTCATCTCGGAAGATGCGAAAACAGCCGCCGAGACCTACGCCGACAGCATCATCAACGGGGAGCTCGACCAAACATTTGAAACGGTGGGAGAACCGGCCGCATATCCGCCGATGATCGTCGCCATTGCGGAGATGCTCGGAGCGGCCCAGATTTACCGTGAGCTCTACGCCCAACAGCTGGCCGACGGGGAGCAGGGCGACGAAAAGACCCCGGCGGAAAAACTCGAAGAAAGAGCCTACCAGCTCCTCGAAAAAATAAAGGATGGAAGGCTGACGCTCTTCGATGCGGCCGGGGAGAAAATAGATGGATTCGACCAGAGCGAAGGGCGGTCGACCAGCCTGTCGATAGCGGAAAAAGACGAAAGCCTGATATTCGATATCCGTGCCACCCCGGAAGAGTACGAGGATCCGCACGACGCCTACGGGGAGCCAGCCTACTAAAAGGCGGGAAAAATGATCCAGGTCAAGGTCGATAACGTAAAGTACCAGCAAGACCTCCTGAACCGATATCGCCAATCCCTCGGGGTATTTAAAAACCCGATGGAACAGATCGCCCGCCTCATCCGCAGGGGCCTCAAGGAACAATTCCAAACGGAGGGGAGGTACGGAACCGGAAGCAAGTGGGCCCCGCTAAAAGAAAAGACCATCGATATCCGGGAAAGATACGGATTCAATGCGGGGCCGATTCTACAGCGGCTGGGGGAGCTCAAGCGATCCTGGTCCGAAGGCTCGCACCCAGGGCACGCCACCCATATCACGAACAGCAGCTTGGTAATGGGCTCCGAGATGACGGTAGCGAGAGGCGGACATTATCTGGCCAGCATCCATCACTACGGAACAGATAAAATTGCGGCACGACCGATAATGGCAGTAGACGGGGAAATACCAGACGATTTAAGGGCCCAGATCCAGCAGACGATAGAAGACCACCTCGCCCGAATGAACGCACTGATCTCATCTTAACCCGAGAACCAAAGTGGACAAGAGAGAAGTATACCGGAATCTGGTCGACCTCCTCGAAAAGGAATGGGACAAGAGGAAGCCCGGGGGAACGCCCAAGCTAGCCCGGGTCGGCCAGAACAGGAAAGGAGTGTACCAGGGGTACCCATTCCGGGTGGCCGGTTTTCCGTGTTTGGGGATTATGCCGGAAGACAGCGATAACGCCCTGACAGGATCCCAGGGAGCGGAGGACATAGAAACCACGTTCCAGATTTTCATTTATGCCTTCGACTTCAGGAAAGAGAAATCCGCCGGCCTCCTGATGGATATGGACTGGACGGTCGACGAAATCATCAAGAAAAACCGCACGATCCGGGGCCTCGTAGACCGCACGAGAATAGGCCGAACCCAGTATGGGGAATTCTTCCGGGAGACGGCCAGAGGATCCGCAATCGTCGCCCTGGCCGCAAGGAAGGAAATTCACGTAAAGGACTTCGCAAAACGATGAAAAAGATCCGATTGACGGGGAGGTTTCAGACAGACGAAAACGGGAGAATACAGCCGGCGAAGGGAATCGAGATCGAAACAGAAAACTGCGGAGAGGCGAACTTCCTCGAGCACCCCGACAATTTCAACTGGTTAAAAGAAACCGTGAACACGTTCCGAAAGGGAGCGGGAGGTGAAACCGATGGTTAAATTCAGGCTGAATATGGAATTCCGGGGCAAGGCGAAGGTCGGCTCCGTACTATTTATCGACGGGGTATGCGAGACAGAGGACAAGGAAACGATTGCGTTCCTCGACGGCGTGCCCCACGTCACCCGGGTGGAGGACAAGAAGAAAGCCTCCCCCAAAAAGAAGAAAGAACCCACAACGGAGGTGAAGGATAATGGCTAAGGGAGCAGGCTTTAAAACCATCCTGGCCGCAGGAAGAGAGACCGCATACGGGACGGGTGTAACCGTCGCCGAGATGATCCCCTTTCTTTCGGAAAACATCAAAAGGGAGCAGGAACGAAAATACGACCCCAGCCTGATCGGGAAGGCCGGGTACAACCGAACGTTTACCGATCCCGCCCAATACGCAGGGCCCATCGAAGCGTACCTCGACTACGGAGGCCTCGACCTCCTGATCGCCGCCGCCTTGGGAGCGGCCGGAACGCCCTCGCTGTCGACGGACCTGTACTCCAACACCTACACCCTCACGCCCGACGTGGATGAGAGCCTGACGCTGGCGACGAACAAGGACGTCGAAGACACCACCGGCCTCCTGCACGAATGGACCGGCGTGAAGATCGACAAGCTCGTCATCAAGGGCTCGGCCGGCGGAGACCCCCTGAGCGTGAGTATCGAGACCATCGCCCAGCATCACTACAAGACCGGCGATGCAGGGATAACGAACGCCAAGGCCGACATCGCCGCCGCCACCCTGCTCGACGTGCCCGTGGTAATGTTCGAGGATCTGGTATTCAGCATCGCCACCACCGGATCCGCCCTGGTCCCGGGCGACAGCCTGTGCATCGGGGACTTCGAGCTGACCATCGAAAACGGGCTCCGCCGGCTCCTGACCAACTGCGGTCTGGATGAGCCGGACCGGGACCAGCGGAGGATCATCAGCCTCTCCATCGGAATCCCGAGCTACACCAGCGACCTCTTCTACACGTGGAGAGAGAACCACACCGAGCTCCAGCTGAAATTCGCCTTTTCCCGGGAGGTCTCCGGGGTAACGGATGAATACGAGCACGAACTGCGGATCGGGAAGGCCCTGGTGTCCGATTTCCAGACCCCGACCGAAAACGAAAACGTCATCGCCCCGAAGGCCGAGCTGAAGATCATCAGAGCGGCCGGCGACAACCCCACCTGGGGAGCCCTGGAAGAAGAGCTGGAATGGGCAGTAGTCAACGGAAGATCGTCCTCGCCCCTCGCATAAAGGGGGAACGAAGTGCCAAAAGCCGGATGGAAAACTAAAACCATCATAGGGCTCGAGGACGCCTACGGAACGGCAACCGCCCTGTCCGACCCGCCCGTCGTGCCGATTATTTCCGAGGGGATCAGGGAAGAACAGATCCTCATAATGCCGCCAAGCACAGGGGGAGCAGGGGGACTGGAAAAGGGAAGGCTGAGTGGGACCAAACACTACGGTCCCCTCAGCCTTTTCCCTGCATACGGAGCAACGGACCTAGGGGACAAAAGCCAGCGATTAATCCGGCACGTGGGATTCGGGAGTGAAACCCAGGTGGTCCCGGGAACCACAAGAGACTACCTCCACAAGCCCACCGCCACCCAGCCGCCCAGCCTTTTTATAGCGTTCGCCAAAGATGACAGCATCCGAGAATACACCGGCGGGAAGATCCAGATGCTCACAATCCGGTCCTCGGTTGAAGACCTGCTATGGGCCCTCGACCTCGACCTCGGATTCCAGACCCTCAACACCGCCCGGACCAGTAGCCCCACAGACCCATCGACGTGGGCCTATAAGGACTTTGAGCCCATAGCATTTGAGAACACGACGCTCTACATAAACGATTACACCGCCGGGGCCCTGGGCGGAGCAGACGAAGTGGAGATGACCGGATTCGAGATCATCTTGGTGAACGATTACCCGGACCGCCGGACAAAAGAGAGCGGGACAAAAATAGCGGAACCGAAGAGGCTGAAGAGAATCGCAACCGGTCGATTCGACGTGCTCGAGGCGGCCGGCTTCCAGGAAGACCTCGACGCCCAGAAATATAAAAAAGCGATCATCGAGGCGGAATACACAAGCCAGATCACCGGCCGCACGTATACGGAGACGCTCTACATTCCAAAATTCAAATTCCTAACCATCCCGGACACCACCCCGGGCCCGGGATTTCAACCGATCAACGCAGAGATCCAACTTTTCATACCGGAGACGCCGCCGGCCGGATTCCCCGATCAGACCACGGCGGAGCTGATGTGGAGAAGCATCAGAACAGCGTAACAGCAACGAAACCGAAGAGGAGGGCAGTGCAATGCCAGTCAGAAGAAGTAAAACCAAAGACGTCGTGATCATCAAGATCGAGGCCGGCGAGAACGGCGAGCAAGAGGTCTACCGGTGCAAGTGGATCAACGAACGAACGATGAACCAGCTCTACGCCGAAATGGGGGATTTCGACGAAGCCTCCGGCGAATTTCAAATGGAAGCAAAGAGATTCGCCGAATACAGCTATACCCTCGCCCAGAAGATTCTGATCGGCTGGTCCGGGGTAAAAGACCCAGACGCAGAAGACCCCGAGGCCGAAATCAAGTTTAACAAAATGCTAATCGGCGACCTCGAGGTCGGGACCGTCTGCGAACTGGCGGAAAAGTATATGGCGATCCGGGCAGGGGCAAAGGTCAAGCGGGAGGAAGAGATAAAAAACTCCGAGAGCACATCGCCTTCTGCCGAGACTTCCCAGCCTTCCAGGGATGCGGGCGATGTGCCGAGTCCTACGAAAAGCACAAGCTAACGCCACCGTGCCAGACAGCAAAGGGGTGCAAGTGGAAAGACCCGAATCAGGTTGAACACCCGCTCCCGGACCTCTTAGAAGAAAACATAAAAGCGATCAATTTCCTGACCAGGGTAAACATCCTCGGGGAACAGACGGCCCTGACCCTGACGGATATGGAGATGTCGACCGAAGAGGCGGAATATTTCGCTCGGAAACTGACGCTCCTCCGGGAGCTCGAAATGGAAATAGCGAAAAGGGAATCCCAAAACCCCGGGAGAAAACCGGCCCCTCGACGAAGGGGATGAGGAAGTAAATGGCCAGCAAGCCAGTAACAATTCGAGTAAAAGCTGACACGGCCCAAGCCCAAGCCAGAATTGGCACCCTGTCAAATTCAGTCAATCGAAGTTTCCAATCGATGACAAGGTCCGGGACAGGGATGAATACCCGTCTGGTCAGCTTAGGGAAGAGCCTGCAATCCGGGCTCACGCACCTGACACGATACGCCAAGTACGGCCTGCTGGCGGCGGCGGCGGCCTTCACGGCCGTGACGGTCAAAGGGGCCGCCTTCCAATTCGAGCTCCAAAAGGTCGCCAACATCGCCGGAGCGACCTCGGCCCAGATGGGATCGATGTCGGACAAGGCCCGGGAGCTCGGGGCCTCCACGGCCTACACGGCAACGCAAGTGGTGGGCGGAATGCAGGCCCTCGCCTCGATGGGTCTGGCCACAGAAGAGGTGAACGACACCATCGAACACGCCCTCTACCTCGCCGGATCTTTCGGAGCCGAAATAGAGACCGCCAGCTCCGGGATCGTGGTGGCGATGAACAACTTCGGCCTCGCCGCCTCCGACGCCCAGATGATAACGGACCGATTCACCACCACCCTCCAGAACTCCCGGTTCTCCGGGCTCGAGCCCCTGATGGGAGCTTTCAAAGAGGCGTCCGTGAACGCCGGGGCCCTCGGGATGAGCCTCGACGATACCCTGACCGCCGCTAAACTTTTCACGGACGCAGGATACGAAGCAAGCAGAGCGGGATCGATGTTCAATATGTCGATGCGGCAACTAGCAAACCAAACGCCCAAAATGAGCAAGGCCCTTGAGGATTTGGGAATCAAATATAGCGAGGTCAATCCAGAGCAAAACAGCTTCGTCGATTTATTGGAACGTTTCGCAGAAACGGCCCTGACCTCCGAGCAGGCAATAAAAATATTCGGAGCCCGGGCGGGATTGGCGGTCAAGCGGGTGGTTGACCAATTCCGGGAAGCCCCGGAATCGGTAACAGAATTCACAGACAAGCTCAAAGAAAGTGCCGGGACCACGGCGGACAATTACGAACGGCTGATGGACACGGTGCAGGGATGGTGGAAGAAATTCTTGTCCGGGATCGAGGCCTCCGCCCTGAACGCCTTCGACGCCTACTCCGACGAACTGAAAGGCGTGCTCGAGGATATGGTAAAAAAAGTAACGGCCTTCGGGGAGTGGCTGGCCAAGCCAGAGACCCAGGAGGGGATCCGGTCATTTTTCAATTCCATCACCACAGGGGCAAAAGAGGCGGTAGCGGGAATCAAGGAAGTGATCGAATGGTACGCCTCGAAGCAGAAATCCATCAACGAAATGAACGCCTACGAAAAAGAATACGCCGAGTACCTCCGTAGCCAAGGCGTCGAAACGGATATATTGACCCGGGCGATGGATAAGCTAAAGGGAGCTTGGGCTGGACTGAACAAAACCGCTTGGGACGGAATAAAAGCCTTTGTCGGAACGGCTGATCAATCCAAGGAAAATGCCAAAGCTTGGAAGGCGGCCCGTATCGAGCTCGAGATGACGGGCAGGTCCTACGCAGAGCTCTACCACGAACTGAAAAAACACGACTTGGTCGAGGCCTCCGGGATAATTTTCACCGATGAATTCTTTGTCGGATACGAGAAATGGCTGAAATCCCAGGAAGAGCTGAACCTCCGGCTCGCCACCGGGGCCGAGGTCATCAACTCGGTCGCCGGAGAGCTACAGACCCTCGGGATCGACGTCGACGCCATACGAGACAAGGTCGAAGAGGCCGGCGGATCGATGGTCACGCTGGGAGCGGCCCTTGAGGAAGCCCTCCCGGAAGACTACACCTTCGAGCTGAACTTCGAAGCCAACACCGCCAGCATCCACAAAATCAGATCCGACGTGGAGGGAGCCGCTAACACCGGAATGAGCCTCGGGATCGGCGGGATGATCAAGACCTTCTCGAAGTACGGCAAAGAGATCCAGGACAAAATCGCCAATTCCACCGACGAAGGATTCCGGGAAGGCATAAAGGGATTCGACGAAAAAACCAAAGCCGCCCTGATACAATGGAGATTCCAGCTCCAGCAGGCGATAGAAGAGGGGTCAAAAGCGGGAGCCGTCGAACTGAGCTCAGAGCTCCAGAAGGCGGCCGAGAAGCTCGCCGGTGGTATGGCCACGGCTTTGCTCGACAGCACAAAAACCCCAAATTACCAAGCCTACCTGACCAACGTGAAGACGGACCTCCACGCCTACGCCCGGGCGGCCCTGACGGAAGCCTTCACCCAAGCGATCCTCGACAAACAGATAATCCAGCCGCTGGTCGACACACTCAGCCAGATCGACCTTTCCACCACCGAAGGCATAAGCAGCTGGATGGCCGAAACCAGGGAGGCAATAGGGCAGGCGACGGAGAAAATGCAGAACCTCTGGCCGGTGGTCGAAATGCTCCAGAAAGAGATGGACGCCCTGATCCCCACCGTCGAAGATACGGGGGACACCTTCAGATCAACAACCGATGAGGCGGGCAGGGCATTGCAGAATATGGGATACGGAGCTTACGGAGCGGAACAGGACTTGGGGAGCTTCGCCGGGGCGACAAACACCGGTGCGTCCGCCGTCAGCAACTTGGCCAGGGCCGCCGGATCCGCCGCCTCCGCAATGTACCGCCAAGGAACCCAGTACGCATCAAATACCCGGACCCCAGGATCCAGCTTTATCACCGGAGTAGACATAGAACCGGTGACCATCGAAGGGGTGAGATTCGCAAGCGGCATCGAGCACGTACCCCGGACCGGACCGGCAATGCTTCACGAAGGCGAACGGATTATACGGAAACAGGACGTGCGGACAGATAACAGCCGGACCATTTCAATCCAGATTCAGGCCTTGGATCCAATCGGAATGAAGCAAGTGGTCGAAAGGGATATAGCCCCGCTGATAGCCGATTACCAGAGGAGGACGTGGTGAGCAACGCAATTCTCGAATGCCTATGGCCAGCCCGGGGCGGCGGCCTGCTAAACGGTGCCTTCGAATTTTCAACCAACTGGAGCCACAGCGGAGGGGGATCAGCGGCAATCGTGGATTCCGGGGATGCCGTATTCGGCTCGCAAGTGCTGAAGCACACCGCCACCTCCGGGGCGGTAATATCGGACCAGACCATCGTGAACCATATCGACTACGCAGGGAAACGGGTCACCGCCCTCGCCCGGGGATGGAGCTCCTACCCAGGGGTAGCCGTGGGCCTCCGGGTAAACAACAGCTACTATTACAGCACCGCCGGAACGGGGGGAGCACAAAAGGAATACCTGAGATATTCCATCGAGCTCCCGGAAGACCTGTCCACCTTGCAATTCCGGGTGAGATTCAGCCAGACCGGCGGCCGGATCGGCTACTTCGACGCCGCCGCCTTGGTGCTGGGAAACACCCACAGCAAGGTGGAAATCGATGAGTCTCATATTTTCCCGATTATGAAACCAGAGGCGGTGCCGGCCACCATTCTAAAAACCGTCTCCGGCCAGACCATCGGACTACACGAAGACCTCATCGCCATAGACCGGGTCTACCGATTCGAAGGGATCGAGGAAGAGCTCTACCAGAAACTGCGGAATTTCCAGAGGTACGTGGTGTGCGGAGCGGCCTACGAATTTTTATACACCGATACCGATGGAGAAACCTACACCGCCCGGATGATGCCGAGCTTCGACGACAGCGAAGAGGTCGGCCCCGGGCTCTACAACACCACCTTGCGACTACGGCTCAAAGACAGGGGGATAGGATGAAAACAAGAATTATTCTGCTCGCATTATTATTAATTGCCGTACCAACGGCGGCCGCCCAGACTCCGACGCCCGCCTACATCAAGGTCACGGACGTCACCGATATAGAATGGAGGCCGAAGAAAGGAAACCCCTGTAGCTATTACAAAGCCGGAGTGAAAGGGGGGAGCACAGTGCTCGGTTCGACGTATTCATACAGCAACTCTTTCACCGACTTAATGACAGCATCCGACGAACAGATGGCGTTTTACTTCCCATACGTCACAGACGAACTGCCGAGCATCGAGACCGGGGACTACGTGTACGTGACCCACGACGGAACGGGCACGGTTATAACCCTCGACCCTACGATGGCCTACGGGAGCAATTACTACCCAGCCCTGAATGGTGATATTTATACCGATGCGGCATTGACAAGTTTGCTCTGCTCCCGGGCCATCACGCCCGTCCCCACCCCAACCCCGGGACCAACCCCAAACGGGATAGAGGAAGCGTTCGATATGTTCCCGATGGCTAATGGGAATTACAGAGAATGGTCGACGGTAGGAGCCACAGAAGCTTGGGAGGCGGTCAAAGAACAGGACGACGACAAATATATCCTTTGCTCCAATTCAGCGGCAAGGTCTCGGTCCGGTTTTGTCACAGAAACGATCCCCGACTATTTATATTCAATCACCGGGGAAATTACAATCTGGATCAGGGCGAGAGGCGGATGCTACAGTGCCCAAGTGGAGAGCAACGCCACAAACTGCTACGATCCGAAAAACATCGGAAACTGGTGCCCGGAGACGGACAACCTCGGCTGGGCGGCGTTTACGTCGGGCGAGAACCCTTGGACAGGGGAATCTTGGACGTTAGAAGATTTGGATGATTTCAATGTAGCTATCGGGCACAGCAACGCATCTCCAACGGAAGCGGATGTGATATTTTTGTCCTTCCTGGGATGGAGAACATACACACCGACCCCAGCCCCGACGGTCACCCTCACCCCGGTAAGCCCGACCCCAAGCACCAGCCCGACGCCGACGCCGACGGCCTCAATAACCCCAACTCCAGTCCCAACGGCTACCCCGTCCCCAACGCTGACACCGCACCCGGGACCATCGGCTACCCCGACACCGTCCGTGACACCCACCCCGAGCCCATCGGTGACCCCGAGCCCATCGACAACCCCGACACCGGCCGGGAGCCTGCTCGTCGCCCAGACCTTCACAGAAAGTACCTACCCGCTGACGGCAGTAGCGTCTGATGCGGCTCACGTCTACGCAGGGAGCACAGCCGGGACGTGGGTATGGTCCAATACCACCTGGGCCCTCCAGACGCACACAAGCGGAATCTCCGATGTTTACGCCCTGGCTGCCAATTCCGCCTATTACATCGTGACAGGGACCGGGATGGAGATAAACCGGGTCGCCGATTTCACCGTGGCCACCACCGTCAGCACCACAGAATATATCCCGGCCACCTGGGCCGACGAAACGAAGATCCTGGCCAGCGTAACCAGCATAGGCGGGATCCGGGTATGGGGAGCGGGCTCCTTCGACGTGCAGACGGAGCTACTCACCCCCGGAAGCGTCCCAGCCAGCCTGACAGCACACTGGCAGGGAGCAACGGAATTCCTGGCCGCCGGAGGGGGAGACGGAAAGCTCTACATCTGGAACGCCGCCAGCTACGCTTTACAGACAACCGTCCAGATGACGTCGGCAATCACCACCCTCGTCTCAGAGGACGGCGGTGACCGGATATTCCTCGGACTGGAAGACGGCCACCTCCACAGCTACGACCTCGGGACCGGACAGGCAGTAGACCACGGATCCTCGGTAGGAGCACCCGGATCCATTACCGGAATGACCTGGGCGACGTGGAGCCAGCCGATCTGGCTCGCAACCGATACAGGCGGCGTACAGGGCCGGACGGAGTCCGCCGGCCTGATGAAAACGACACACTTCTGGAGCGATACGGATATCCCCATCTCGGCCTTAACAGCCGACACGTACTACCTCTACGCACCGGCCCGGACCGGCGATTTGTACATTCTCGAGAAACCATAACCCCGGAGCCCGAAGACAGGGATGAAAGAATTCACGGAATACTTCCTCGACCTCCTCCGGGCCGACGGGATCCGCCTCTCCACCTACGTCGAGCTTGAGGTACCAGACGTAGGGAGCTACTACCTCAGCGGATCGGACCAGATCACTCAAGAATTTGGGAGAGTGCTCACAGGAAAGATCCTGCGATGGACCCCATCCGTCGCCAGCGTCCCCTGGTTAAATTCAGCCCTTCACGATGCCAGCTTCAGCCTCGAGATTGCCAACAACCCCAGCGGAACGGATTGGAAGACCTTCGTCGAGGAAATCGCCGGAGTGGACGTCCACACCATCAAGGTCAAAGTATGGATCCAGATCAAGAACAGGGCCCCGGAATTATACCAAGGATGGGTGGAGAGAATCGAGAGCTACGACTACGAATCGATCACCCTCAACTGCTCGCTGGGCCTCTCCCACGTAGACAGCCTATTTGGAAACCTCATCAACCCCACCTCGACCGGCCTGCCGACGTGCGAAGACAACCAAGGGAAAATGATGCCTTGGATTTACGGACGGATAAACAACTGCCCCCTGATCCTTATTACCAAGGCGACCGAGGCGGATCTACAAGTGGACATCACCGAAGACGATACACTAATCCACCTCCACAACGTGAAATATAACGGAGGCGTATATTATACGCCAGGAACACTATTCATCGGGGGAGAACTGATCGCCTATTACGGGATTAATTCGACGGCGTCTGGCCTGCAATTAACCGGCGTGCAGAGAGGCTTCTACCATACAATAAAAAGCCGCCATTACGCAGGGGAGCTCGCAATCCAATGGCAAGCGGTCACCGGCTGGGCGAACGTGCTCCACAACTACTTGGTAGCCGATCACGAAGTGCTGGATATCGCCAACGTGCGGGTAGGCGACAAGCTGGCCCCCGCCAGCGATTACACAAAGTACCTCCAGATATGGAGAGGCGAACCAGCCGGCTGGAAGTCCGTGGTCCAGTTTTCAAGGAACCCGATATACCCAGATGAAGCCCAGAACACGGTAACAAGAAAAATCTACTTCCGGTACGGCTCCGGGGCCACCGATATCAATAACGTCCTCGAGGCGGAAGAGGGGGACGGGCCATTGGGAGAGGGGAGGGATTTTGCCTTCATCCCAGGAACCGGAACCGCTAGGCTCAGAGTGAACGCCGACACAGAATGGGACAAGGCGAAATATTCCCTCGGGAAAATAAAATCGGCGAAGCTCGTCCTGAAAACCCGGGTGAGCATTTCCGACGTCGACGACCTAAAGCCCGAGGTGGACGTAACCGCCTCCACCGCCCGAGTGAAGATGAGCAACGGGGCCATCCCGGACTGGCTAGAGCTCGACACCTGCAAGGCGACAGGCGAAGCTCAGTATGGACACGACCTCCCTAGAAGTGCCCAGGGGATAACCGGAATAGCTGAGAAACCATCCGACGCAGAAAACTGGAGAGACGAACACCTCGCCTGCGACTGGCCAGGGTGGGCTTGGATTAGAATTTATCATATGGAGGATCCAGACAAGGGGAATCGGCTTGGATATTGTGCCCTCACGATGAATTTCCCAGAATGGAAAATCAAAAACACCATCGAAGTTTTTATGGAACTGAAATACAAAATATACCAACCTCGGGGTGCCTACCAGGCCCCTACTATGGGGGTGCTCATTACCACCGAAGAAGACGGCGAACAACACCTCGCCTATTTGCCGAGGTCGAGCACCGGACAGTACATCTGGTCAGCCTACCTTACCGAACACCTGAGTAAAAGAATAAAATCTATAACGGTCTTCATCGAGGGAGGAACCCTAAACTACCAACAGAATTACGATATATTGTACGCCTTCCTCAGATACAGATACCAGCCCACCGATTACGGAGACACGAAAATCCAGGAATACGATATAGACCTCTCAGAATGGGGGAGCCTCGACAACCTGCTCTTGGAAGTAGACCACACAAGTACCGGGACGGGGACCAAAGAGCTCCGCATCTACGACGCCCATATCGAAGTGGAATACTGGCCATACAAGCCCACCTCGACCCCCAAGGTTACCGCCGACGTCAAGGGCCTCTACGGCCAATCCAACCTGACCGGAGAAAATGAGCACCCCGAGAATGTGCTGAGAAACCTGATAGGCAGGGGAATAGGCGGCAGAACCCAGCTCGGGATCTGGATCGATCAAGACAGCTTCGAGACCTACACCACCGGGGAGAATTACTGCGATCTGAGGCTCGACCAGCAAGAGTCCATCATCGCCCTGCTGGGAAGGATAGCCTACGAGAACCGCAGATGGCTTTTATTTTACTCCTCGAAATTCTACTGCATCCGCCGGCCAGACACCCTCGGCACCCCCGACTGGATCATCGGCGAAGACGAAATAATCGAAGACACCTACCAAGTGAAACCGCAAAGCGTCTTCGACCTGATCACAGAGCTCGAATACAAAATGCACCTCAACCACGCAGAGCGAAGGTGGGAGACCTCCGGGATTCTGGAAGTGGCCACCCCCTCGACGGTGGGGAAGAAAAAACAGAGCCTCAGCCTTTATAGCCGGAGCACCGTCGAAGACACCACAGTCCAACAACACTACCTCGATATGTTTGGAGCCTCGAAGAATTTCCACCATTTTCAGCTTGTCCCGGAGGGGATGAAGCTCGAGCCCGGGGACGTGCTCCAAGTGACGTACCCAAGGCTGAACATCGAGGACACGAAGCTCCTGGTGCTGACCGTCGAAGTCCCCCTCCCGGACCTCACCCAAGGAACGGGGTTGAACATCGGAATAATCGGAGTAGAGTACTAATGAAAGCCCACCGCAGACTCCGATGCCCGAGGTGCGGCCGCCACCGGCTGACCTCGCTGACGGACCACGGGACCACCATCTGGGCCTGCGGGGTTTGCGGATACAGCCGGGTGATCAATCCAGAAAAAAGACGGGCTCCACACGCCCGGAGACAAAGCAACCGGAGAAGATAAAATGCCCCTGACAGCGATCCAGGACCAAGGCGTCGTCCCGCTCCTGGAAGAGATCCTCAAGCTGATCAACCGGATCTTGGACAAGGCGGAAAAGGACAAGGCAGTAAAAAAGGAAAAAGCGGAGGCCCTACGTGAGAAAGCGAAAAAAGCCGTGGAGAACCGGGATTATAGCGTGCTCCATCTTTGCCTGCTGCGTATTCGGGAGCTGTAAGACAGCCCCCAAGGAAATCGTGCTCCCCCCCCTCACGCCGGAACACTTCATCGTGACGGATCCGGGAGACAGCGTAGCGGGAACCGAAACCACCCTCCCGGGAGCTTGGTACTCGGACCAGATGCTCTGGGAGATTTTCACAATCAAGCTGGAGAGAGAGCTCCAGTAAACCAACGCCCGGAAACCCCGGGAAAGGGGAGAAAGAGATGATCGGAATCGAAAACCTAAACCAGGTGAACGTCGCCCTGACCAAGCTGGCCGTGCTCGTCGTGCGAGCATCCCAGGGAGCGGAGGATTTCAGCTGGCAAGACAGTACCGGCTTCCTGGCCACCCTGCCCGCCGCAATCGAGGAGATCGAGCAGGTATCCGCAGAGATTGCGGACCTCGACGCCGAGGAGACGCAGGAACTCCTCGAAACCACCCTCGCAGAGCTACAGCCCCTGGGGATCCTCGACCCCGAAGTGGCGATGCCCTTCATCGAGGCGGCGGCCGTATTCACCGAAGGAATCCAGCGGCTCCTCGGAGCGATCCAGCAGCTGGGCCCGCCCGACGAACAGCCGCCGGTCCCAACACCCCCGACGGAGTAAACCGCCGTGGAGAGCTACGACATCATCGGAAGCCTCAGCCTGATCGTGGTTGTGCTGGCCTGGGCGATAGCCAAAGTCATAAAGACCAAAGCCAAGGACAAGCACAGGACCAGAGCGACCGTGCTGGGAATTTCCCTCCTGGTCTGTTTTGGGGGACAGGCGGCCGGCCTTATTTTTCCCGGCCTCGCCCCGGCTGACGTGCTCATCAAGGCCCTGATCGTCGCCGGCGGAGCGAACATCACGTATCGCTATATCGCCCATCCGGTCGAGATCGAAACGACCAAGGCGGCAAAGACCCTGCACGCACGGCTGACCAAAAGATAGCCGAACCCCGGACCGGGGCCCCAGCCATAACGGGGCCCCGGTCCGCACCCCTCCCGCTCCCGGCCACCCCGCCAGATCCACCCCGGGCCCCCCTCTGCCCGGATCCCGCCAACATCCGTGACCCCTCCGTGATGGACAACCCCCGCCAGGGGGAGAGAGCCATCGAGGGAGCCACCCCCCGGGAAAGCAAGAAAAAAACCAATTTATTTTTCTTATTTTTCCCGGGGGAGAAAAAGAGAATCAACCCCGGAAGTGCGTTTGCCCCAATGTTTACAGGGGTTTGAGAGACCCAATCCCTCCCCCATTTCCCCCAAAAAAAAACTGAAAAAAAATTGCGTTTCTGGGTTGACAAAGAACCAGAAAGGTGGTACCTTTGTATTGACGATAAGAAAAGGAACCCCAACCGCAGGAGGGAGAAAATGAAAAAGGTAGCTTGGAAGACGATGCAGAGAAAGATGAGAGACGGAGAGATGGAAGTCAACGCCTGGGGCCGGGACAACCGCTGGGCCGACGTGACGACTACCAACGCCAGAGGGGACCGGAAACGCCAAGTGGTCGAGGTCTTAAACTGGAAGCCGGAACGGTAGACAACCACAACGAAGAAAAAGGGAGAAACCAATGAGCCAGAAAGCAAGCGAAGCCTACAAAGAAAGAAAGAAAAAGATCGCCGCCCTGATGACGGAACTGCTGGACCACCTCGAGAAACACGAAGAGGACTTCTACACCGGGATAGCGGCGGAAAGAACGGACTGGGGATTCGCCGGCGACCTCGGCCGGATCGCCAGCGGCCTCGAGGATCTGGTCGCCCCCTTCCGCCAGGAAGACTAACCCACAACAGACAGCCCCCTCCCCCCCCGGGGGGGGAGGGGGAAAGGAAAGAACCAATGAAAGCACCAAGAGAATGGGATGACCACAGAATACTCCACGAAACGGTACTGGACGCCTTAGATAGAGCTTCCGACCCCGAAGGCCCCATCGGCCCGGTTTATTACGGGGAAGGAAATGACGGCTACGGCGGCCGGGGATACGTGCAGATCAAAACGCCGGATGGTAGGATTTTCTCCCTGGACCTTTACGAGATCCTCTAAACCCCGGCACAGCCGGAAAGGATAAAAGAATGAACACAGGCAAATGGCTGAAAACAATCGGCGAATCCAAAACAGAGGAAGAGCGTGAGCGGAACATCAAATCGATGGAAGCGGAAACAGAGATCCAGATCCGAATGACAGAACGGGGATACTACCAGCCCCAGCCGGCCGACGCCGGGGATTACGGTGGAGCCTTCGACGGGATGGGGACCGTCTACTCAGACGCCGATCCGGGTTTGTGAAAGCAGACCCCCAGCCAGGGAAAGGACAAAAGAGATGAAAAGAGAAAGAGACAACCGGAGGATCGAAAAGGCGATAGACGAGCTGATAAAGATAAAGGACGACGGCCACGGCGGAGCCGACATCGAAATCGTCCTCCTGATATTAAACCAACTTCACAACCAGAATAGGGACTGAGCCGATGAGAGAGATGACCCCCAGGGAGAAAGCAGAGTCAACAGCGGCAACCGGAAGAAACGCCCGGATGGCGGAATTTCTCCGGGCCGAGGCCGCCAAGGCCGCAGAGCAATCAAACCAAGCGGAGGCCAGTAGAATCGCAAGCCTGCTGGCGGCAACCAGCCGGCCAGCCTTCGCCATCGAGGAAGAGGAATGGGATCCGATAACGGGATAAAGCCGGGACCACCGGAGAGAGCCATCGAGGGAGCCACCCCCTGAAAACACAAGAAAAAAAACAATTTATTTTACCTTTTATTCCGGGACGGAAAGAGGGGACAAACAACACGAATAGCGTTTGCCCCAATGTCCATAGGGGCTTGAGACACCCCCCCTATACCATAAACCCACCCCGAAAAAAACTGAAAAAAAAGTGCGTTTCGGGCTTGACAGGAAACCGGAATCGTGATACCTTGGTCTTGACGATAGGAACAGAACACAAACCAAGGGAGGGAAGAGAATGAAAAGATTCGGAATCGAGATCGAGGCAACAGGGCGGACCGCCAGCGAAATAGCCTGCAAACTGACCTCGGCCGGGATACCCACCACCTACGACGGCTACAGCCACACCACCCGGTCGATGTGGAAGACGGTGAGCGACGCCTCCCTGAACGCCCCTAAGTCCTTCGAGCTGGTCAGCCCGCCGATGCCCCTGACCGAAGACAGCCTCAACGAGGTCAAGGCGGTCTGCAACCTCCTCGAGTCCGACCCCCAAGTAAAGATCAACCGGAGCTGCGGCCTGCACGTCCACATCGAAGCCACCGCCCTCACCCCGAAACACATCGCCTCGGTGATCCGCCGGTACCAGGATAACGAAAGCACCATCGACAGCTGGATGCCCCAGAGCCGCAGAAAAAGCAACAATTTCTACTGCAAAAGCATACGGAGCAAAAGCATCCCGGAGAACCCGACAAGATACGAAATAGCTAACTGCTTCGGCCAGCAGGGAGCCGGAAGATACTACAAGGTAAACCCGAAACCCTACATCACCTACGGAACGATCGAATTCCGCCAGCACAGCGGAACGGTCAACGCCGCAAAGGTGACAAACTGGATCCGGTTCTGCGGACAATTCGTCGAGGCCAGCCGGCCGGTCGAAACCACGGTCGAGGCCACAAGCGTCATCGAAGAGCTCAACGGACGGGCCCAGGAGGTCGCCCGGGAGATAGCCACCCAGGACGGTACCGCCACCCTCGAGAGCCTCGCCCTCGCCCTCGGGACCACCACCGGAGCGGTAAGAGTAGGGATCTGGAGAGCCCGGAAAGCCGGGATGCAGATCGCCTGCCGCCGGGGAACCTACACCGTAGCCCGCCGGATCACCACCGCCGCCCGGAACATCTGGGACGGGATCGACAACAGCATACGGGAATTTTACAACGCCCGGGCGGCCCAGCTCGCCACCGCCTAAAACCCAACCAACCATCCCCCGGGGGGACGCCCCCCGGGGGGACGGGAGAAAAGAGATGAAAAAGACAGAACCGAGAACCAGAGCAGAATGCCTGAAGATTATTAACGACCTGCGAGAGCGGTCCTTCGACCCGCCGGAATACACCACCGAAGAGTATATGGAAGCGGTGGCGAAGAGGCACAAAATCTGGTTTGGGACGGGCCTCGATACCAGCACGCCGGAGAATTTCATAAAGGGCCTCGCACCGGTCCTCAACCACAAAATGGAGGAAGCGGTAGTATGAAGAAAAAGACGGACCTGATATTCACCTACGGAACCCTGATGACGGGGATGCCCAACAACCCCAGACTCAACGGAGCAAAAAGCCAGGGCAGGGCGACCACCGTCGAAAAGTACGAGCTCCGGGCGGCGGCCGTCCCCTACGTCAACAAGAACCACAAGACGCACGTAATCCAAGGGGAGGTCTTCGAGGTCGACCTCCGGGACTTCCCCCGGGTAGACCAACTCGAGGGACACCCGACGTGGTACTGCCGGGAGAGGATCCCCGTCCGGCTGGCAAGCGGACAGACCGTCAAGGCGTGGATTTATTTCAACAACAGGGCCGAAGCGGCGGTAGTGCCAAGCGGGGATTTTCGCAAGGTCAACCAGGGGGACCGGAGAGCGTGGACCAACCTCGTCAGCGATGAGAGCAAGGCAAAACGGCGGAAGCGGCAGGGATACCTCGGAAGAGAATACAACCCGACGGATCTGGCGTGGCTACGATGGATCGGAGCGGACCCGGAACAGCCCGCCGCCGAGAGCCAGACCTACGGCAAAGAGGCCGAGATTTTGAAGAGGCTCCTATAGCCGGAGGGGGAGAGATACCGTGAGAAAAGAGCCCAGAATAAACCTAGACCTGAGCAGGGCCCTCGCCCGAGCGATGGCCAGCCAGCCACAACACCTGGGAAACCGGGAAGGGAGGACAAATGCAAACCGCAAACGAAATATTCCTGACCGGCCTGATTTGGTTTCTGGTCATCCCGGCCCTGTGCGGAGTAGGGATCAACGCCGGGAGAAAAGCGATCCGGGCCCGCCGGCGGAAAGCGGCCAGGGAGAGCGGGGATGAATAACGCCGCCAACGTAACCAGAGCGGTCCCCTCGATGCTCCCCAAGCCAGAAGAGATGCTGGTGCTGGCCCTGATCGTCGGGGGGATAACCCTCACAGAAAAAGAAAGGAACCTCGCATATGAAATCATCGAAACGGAAATCGCAAAGGGAACGAGTGCTTCAGCGGCTGAAGAAATACGGACAGATCACCCCGGCGGAAGCGTGGCTCGAGATGGGGATATACAGACTGTCCTCCATTATTAACCGCCTGCGAAAAGCCCACCACCTCATCGAGACGGTCCTAGTCACCGAGACGTGGCACGGAGAAAAGACGGAATATGGGATTTACGTGTACCACGGCTACGCCGGAACCAGCCTCCCCACCTTCACCCAGAAACAGCTCAGGGAAATAAACTAAAAAATACCTACCAAGCACGACGGAAATGGAATATACTGGAGAATGAGAGAACCGCAACAAAACCATAGGAGAACCAGCCGATGACAGCCGAAGAAAAAGACCAAGCCCCCAACGTGAAGGAAATGACGGAAGAAAAAGACCTCGCCGTGGGGAAGATCATCCGCCTCGAGGGAGAGAACGTGAAGCGGATCGTCGCCGTCGACATCACCCCGGATGGATTCGTCAACATCATCGGGGGAGAAAACGCCCAAGGCAAGACCTCGGTGCTCGACTGCATCGAATACGCCCTCGGCGGGCTCAAGACGGTGCCGTCGGAGCCGATCCACCGGGGAGCGGACAAGGCGACCATCCGGCTGAAGATCCATATCCCGGGAGGCGACCTGATCGTAACCAGGACGTTCACCTCCAAGGGGAGCTACCTCAAGGTAGAGAACGCCGACGGCTCCAGCTACAAATCGCCCCAGGCGATCCTCGACAAGCTCGTCGGGAGCCTCAGCTTCGACCCCCTCGCATTCAAGACGATGCCACCCCGGGAACAGTACGAAACGCTCAAGGCGGTAACGGGGCTCGACTTTTCCGAGCTCGAAAGGCAGAGGGAGGACGTCTACCAGCACCGGACAGAAATCAACCGGGAGCTGGAGAGGACCAAGGGAGCCATTGCGGAGTATCCTGATTTGACGGACGCCCCGAAGGAACCGGTTGCCCTGCAAGCCCTCCTCTCGGAGCTGAAAGAGGCCCAGGAACACAACGCCGAGGTCCGCCGGCTCGGTGACGAATGGGAGGACAGGAAATCGGCGATTCTGAATGTGGAGAAAAGGCAGGCGGAGATAGAAGAGGAAATAATGGAGCTGGAGAAGGTCCGCAACGACCTCATCAAACAGAAGACGGCCTTGGAAGACAGCGGCGAACTCATCCGCCAGCGGGCGGAGGAAGCCGTGGAAGGAGCCACCTCGGAGATCGAGCAGAAAATCGCCAACTCCGAGCGGCATAACGACGCCTACAAGATGGCCCAGGAGCTGGCCAAGCTCCGGGAAAGGAAAGGGAGACTCGAGGACGGGGCCCGGGCGGCCACCCGGAATATCGAGAATATCGACCAGGAAAAAAGGGAGCGGATGGCCAAAACGGAGCTCCCAGTCCCAGGGCTCGGTTTCGGAGCCGGGACGGTAACCTACAACGGGCTCCCGCTGGACCAAGCCAGCACCGCCGAAGCCATCGAGGTCAGCATAGCGATGGGCAGTGCCCTGAACCCCAAGCTCCGGGTGATGCTGATCCGGGCGGGGGAGAAGATGAGCCCCGCCACGTTGGAACGGGTCCGGGCCTACGCCAAGGAAAAGAACCTCCAGCTCTGGATCGAGGATTGCCGAGCGGGAGACAAGGCCACCGTCATCATCGAGGATGGCAAGGTCAAAAAGTAAAACCAACCCCAGGGAGGGAAAGAGAATGTCAGAGAAAGAAAAACAGCTTCTGCCGTCGGTCGAACGCCGGGTGAAATACGAGCTCGCCAAACGGGGATGGAGTGAAGCCGATCTCCGCCGGAGGATCCGGGACATCACCGGGAAAAAGGTCTCGACCTCCCGGATGACCTACCTCATCTGCCGGACAAAAAACCCTAACACGAAGACCTTGTCCGTGCTGGCCGAGGCCCTCGGAATGCCGGTCCGGCGATTCTTCGAGGAAGAGCTCGAGCCCGAGCGTACCCAGTAACCCCGAAGAAACCCCATAAAGGACCGAAAATATGACAGCAGAAAATGAGGGATGGGAAGACATCCTCGGACCGGAAAAGGAATCGCCCCGGCCGGCGGCTCGGAAGATAAGCGGACCGCCGCCGGAGGAAAAACCCAGGAAGGCGTCGGGAGCGTGCTCGCTCCTCTCGGATGAAGGACTCGCCGAGCTCGATTCCTACAACAAGAGCCTCAAGGACCGTCCCCGGGAAGAGCCCGATCAGCCGGAAACGAAAACCGGGATCGACACCGTGCTGGCCCCCGATGAAACTCCCGCCGGTCCCGGCCGGCCGGAAGAGAGCCTGACCCTCGACGCCCCCGGACCGATCCAGAGCCCGGAGCCCAAAAAGGCGGTATCAGAAAACGACAACCCGGACATCGAGGTCGGGCTCTTCGAAGGCGTCAGCTACGAAGAGTACAACCGCTGGGAGGGACTCCGAAAATCCAACCTCTGGGTGCTGGTGGAAAAGACCCCCGCCCATTACCGCTACATCGAAGACCACCCGGAGAAATTCGATTTTAACCATTTCAAGATCGGGCACGCCAGCCATACCGCCGTCTTCGAACCCCACCTCTTTGAAAGCGAATACGTGGTCCGGCCAGCGACCTACACCTCCAGCAAGGGGGAAGAAAAGCCCTGGTCCGGCAACGCCAAAGCCTGCAAGGAACTCCTGGAAGAGTACGAGGCACAGGGAGTGACGGTCCTCACCCCGGAGCAATTCGACCAATGCCGATATATCCGGGACGCCGTGCACGGCCACCCCGCCGCCCGGATGATCATCGAGGCGGCGAAGAAAGAGGTATCAATCCGGTGGTTCGACAAGACCACCGGCCTCCTGATGAAAGCCAGACTCGACCTCTGGGTGGAAGACGCCGGCCTGATAGCGGACCTCAAGACCGTGGGGAGATCGGCCTCGCCAAGCCTCTTTGGCCGGGACGCATACCGCTACGGGTACCATTACCAGATGGCGATGTACTTTGAAGGGACCAAGGTAGTGACCCAGCAGGAAATGGACCTCCCGGTCCTGATCGCCGTCGAGAAAGACCCCCCGTACTGCGTAGCCTGCTACAACGTCGAAGAGCACGAACTGACGCTGGGCAGGATCCAATGGGAAACCACAATCCAGAAAGTCCTCGAGTGCCAAAAAGCCAACAGCTGGCCGGGGTATTCGCAGGGGATAATGAGCCTCGTCCTTCCCGGATACGCCGGCCAGGAGCTGGACGCCACCGCCGGGTAAAGCCCGGAACCAACCCCGCCAGGGATCAGGCGGAAAGGAAATGTTGAGATATGAGCGAATTTAAACCCTACGAAGAGAATCTGGCCCTGCCAGTAAAAACGGCCGCCAATTACATCCGGCTCTTGGAGACGTACAAGGGCAAGCTGAAAGAGCTACTCCCGAAGACGGCCGGAGTCAGCATCACGGTCGTGCTGAGTGCCGCAATCGAGGCGGTCTCGGCCAAGGCCACCCTCCGGGCCTGCACAGCGGCGAGCCACCTCAAAGCGATCAAGGTCAGCTGCGAGCTGGGCCTCCCGGTTTCCCCCACCTTGGGGTGGGCAAGCATTATTCACTACAAGAACCAAGCCCAATTCCAGATCCAGTACAAGGGGTGGGAAGAGCTGGTTTACAGGGCGACCCCGGTGAAGATGCTCGATACCAAGCTCGTCTTCAAGGGGGACCGGATCGAGATCCACAAGGGAACGAACCCCCATATCGACCACGTATCCGACCTGACGGCGGACCGGAGCGATGAGAACATCATCGGAGCCTACAGCGTCGCCCATTTCGGAGGGGACACGCCCCCGAGATTCGAGGATATGAACCTGAGCGAAATCAAGAAGATCCGCCAGCGGTCGAAATCGGCCCACAAGGGGCCCTGGGTGACGGACTTCGGGGAGATGACAAAGAAGACCCCCCTGCTCCGCCTCATCAAGCACCTGCCGAAAAGCCGGGAAAGCAGGATGATGGAGGTCGCCCTCCAGACGGAATACGACCTGACCGGACTGGCCACCCTCAGCGGAGGAAATGAGGATACCAACCCCGAAGGCCGCCTCAACGCCCTCCAGAGGCGGATCAACGAACGCCGCCGCAGAGCCGCCGGCCTCGAGCCGCAAGCGGATGCCTCCCGGGGAGACGGACCTGCCCCAACCGCCAGCACCCAGCCGATGAACGCCCAGCCGGCCGAAGGCCCGAACCGGAAGGCGGATCTGCATAAAGAGAGGGACAGAGAGGCCCTCCCGGGCGAAACGCTCCCACCGGCACGCCAGAGGCCCCCTGAGGACAAGAACCGCACGCAGAGTGGCCCCCCAGCCCAAGCTGACCCGCCCAGGGAAAGGCGGGCGAGGAGCAAGCCACAATCCGGGGGAGATCCGTGGGAAGAATTCCTACCGGAAAACCCGAACGAATAAGGCAGGGGAAACCCAAGGGGCCGGGAGAACCAACCCCCCTCCCGGCTCCCCCCTGCCACCCCCGGGAAAAATAAAGGTGGATAAAATTCAGGAACCAGAATACAGTAGGAAGTAGCAACAAAAATGGGATAGAGAGAGTATGAGACAGCCCCCCCTCGAAAAAGAAACAACCCTCAAGAGGCCCCGCACAGGTAGACGGACCACCGGGACTCCGGTCCCGCAAAGCTCCCTCTATCCCAGCCTGTGCGGGGCCTCTTTTTATGCCCAAGGGGGAACGAAGTGAAAGAGGCTTTTTATTTTCCCCACGATTCAAACGCCCGATTTGACCCCGACATAGTGATGTTGAGATTTCGCTACCAATGGCACGGTTACGGCATTTATTGGGGACTGGTCGAAAAACTACGGGAACAAAGAACCCACCGGTTAAAAAGGAATTACGAGATAATCGCCTACGAATTCCAGACCAAGCCGGAGGACATAAAAGACATCATCGAGAATTTTGGACTCTTCAAGAAGGACCGCACCTACTTCTGGTCCGAGAGCCTCAACCGCAGGATGGAAGAGATCCGGGAGAAGAAGATCAAGGGACGGCTCAGTGCGAAGGCCCGCTGGGGGGAAACAGAGCCGGGATCAAGGTCAAAACGCCTCGCCGCCGCCAGGAAAAAGGGCTCCCACACCGCCAAGGAATGGAAGGAAATGACGGAATTCTTCGGAGCGTGCGTGAAGTGCGGAGCGAAGCCCGGGATCGAGAATTTACAGAAAAACCGGATCACGCCCATCTCCAAGGGCGGCTCGGATTCCATCCGAAACATCCAGCCCCTCTGCCCAGAGTGCGTCCAGCAGGAAAGCGACGGAGATACCGATTACCGTGAAACATTTTTGAAAGAGACGAACGCCTGCGAAATGCCTGCGAAATGGGTGCGTGATGGGTGGAAGAAAGGAAAGGAAAGGAAAGGAAAGGAAAAGAAAGTAAAAACAGTAACTTGGCTCACGCCATACGCCCTGATTTACGAAAAGAAATGCAACGCAGATATGCCATTCGGAGAAGCGGCAAAGTACCTGAAGATGGTCGAGGAACGGATCGGACACGACAAAGCCGTAGGGGCATTCGACCGGTACTGCAAAGCCACCCCGGTCCGGTTTATCAGCATATCAAGATTTCAGAAAACGCTCAAGGAATGGGAGGCCGATGACAGCGAAATCGATGAACAGCATACCGGCGGTTTTTGAAGACCTTCCAGGGGAAGAGGCCAGCCCGGAAACGCTGAAGTTTATCTGCGTAATCTGCGGGAAAGAGGGAGAGCTGGAAAAGGCGACCTTCGACAAAATCGCAGAGCAGGCAAGGAAATTCCAAACAAAGCCGAAGCTCCCGACGGTATGCGAAAGGTGCGAATACACCGCAAACACCCCGATCCCCATCTACGGGGAGGACAACCACACCGTCATCGGGTACAAGCCCCCCCCATCCCTGCTCGCCCTGAAGAGTATGAACGAAGGCCGAGGTCCGAAAAAAAAGCCGCTTACCATCCCCCCCGATTACCTCGACACCGTGCCGGAGCGGTTGCCGGACCTCCAAGCCTATCGGAAAGCGATCCGATGGACATACCAGAAAAAGGGCCTGACCTTCCACGGCAAGTCCGGCTCGGGGAAGACCCGGACGGCCTGGAAGCTCCTCCAGAAACTTCAGGAAAAAGGGACGGAGTGCTACGGGATCGACGCCGGGAAATTCGGCGACGAAGCCTCCGACAAATTCAGAAAGGGATGGGGACCGTACTGGTTGGATACGCTGATCAAGATTCCGGTGCTCCTCATCGATGACCTGGGGAACGAGTCCAAAACCGAACGGGCGGAGGCGAGCCTTTTCTCCCTGATCAAACGCCGGACAGACGCCAGCCGGCCGATCATCGTGACAACCCAGAGCCTCGGATCGGAAATCGTAGCCCGGGGACTCAACCAGAAACGGATGGCGGCGATGGTCCGAAGACTCCGGGAAAACACCTACCGCCTTGCCTTTCACAAACCCCCCGACGAAGGGGAAGATACGGAGGAAGCGAATGAATGAGAGCCTGAAAAGAGCCGTGAGAATGATCGACAAGATGCTGACCAAATACCGGGAAGACATCGAGAACACCTACCTCGAGCCGGAGAACGAAGGCGGCGTGGCGATCAACCTGAGAATCACAATCGCTCCCGGGCCCGGAGTGAGCCAGAAAGAGGTCACCACCAGCCTCAACTTCGTACAGCGGCGGATCAAGGCGTCGCTCGAGGCGGTAGTGGACAGAAACCAGTACGACCTCCCGGGGATAGGAGGTTAACCGGGAGACGGTCCGATGGGCAGGGGCCTACGACTAACCGAAGACCAATACAGAATCCTGCTCGCCCAGCGGGAGGCCCGAAGCAAACCAGAAAAACGACCCAGCAAGGCAGTAGAAGATGAAAACGAACTCCAAAGAGACGCACAAGACTGGCTCGACAGCAAGGACATCTGGTGGTTTCACGACAATGACAGCCGCAAAAACCGGCCCGGGATCCTCGACCTCCTCATCTGCTACCAGGGGAAATTCGTAGCGGCGGAGCTGAAATCCAAAACGGGGAAGTTTAAAGAAGACCAGCTAAAGGAAATGGCCAGGATACGGAAATCGGGAGGGAAGACCTTCGGAGCCCGGAGCTTAAGCGAATTTATCCGCAAGCTCGAAACCGGAGTGAACGAAAGACACCCCAGATAGAAAAAATGGGCGAAGCAAAACAAAAAGGCGATTACAAAACCAGAAAGCGTCGAGCCGACCTCGAGAACAGGCGGAAAGACCTCCTGATATGGGGTGCGGTATGGGACGCCCCGGTCCGCCGGCCAGCGGGGAAAAAGGGGATAGGAATCGTGGTCGTAATCGGATCAGATTTTACCCTGGGGAGCCCGACGCAAGACATCCGAGAACGGGAGAAAGGCCGATGATCGTAGACCTCAACGGACGCCACCGCCGGGGAGAAAAGGCGGTCTGGGAGCTGAAATATTTCCCGA